ATTTTTCACCACCTGCATCCCACATTTGTGCAGAACGACTTAAAACCGCTTCACTTTCCGATGCTTTAATGCAGATGTCGGTTGGTGAAACTCGCCTTGCTCCCGAAGGATACAGTAACAAGACCGTCATAAAGACCTGCTGTGAACTCAAAGAGAAAGGCTATGTGTTCAGCACAACAACGAAGACTGGAGAACAAGTAATAACCCGAATAAAGTAAAGAACAATGAAAAAGTTAATCATCACATCAGCACTCCTTGTTGCAAGCCTCATCAGCTGCAACACCTCAACCCAATTGTCTAACGAAGAACTCGACCGTATTAGCTGGTCAGCCTTCTGCAAGGACTTCGGCTACAACGAAAAGGCCGATGCCAACAACGAGAAAGCCATCAACGATTATCTCGACGCTTGGCGCGGATCCGTTGCAGAAGAAGAGGCGTTCAACAAGTTGGGCATAAACCTCTACAACTAATGTCTAATAAGTTCTGCACCTCCTGCAAACAGTCCTTCAATGCTCTCAACGGCTGTTTCTGCATGTTCCTCAACCGTTACGTTGAGTACGCAAAGACACCACCATGTGCAACCATTAATAACAACAAAAAATGAATAAAGCATATTCTATCATCCGCGTTTGCATCCTACTTATCATCGGATGCGCAGGAACACTCTTCCTTTTCGGAGAGGAGCAAGATAACAGTTTCTTCGCGTACCTCTTCCACCTTATCCTCGATAAGGCCCTCGGTTTCCTGCTGCTTGCTCTCACCATCTTGCTCTTCAACAAGTGGCGCAAGCATGACTGGTTGCTTCAGTTCTTCGACAAGCTGTGCGATGAAGCCGACGAGACCCCCAACCCAATGAGCCGACAGGAGGGCGAACTATAATGGACTTCCTCAACTTCCCCGACAAGTGCGTACGCTACTCCACCTTCCTCAATGATGTGGCCGCAAAGGTGGTCCACATGATTAAGCAGGATGCCAACGATCCAGAGTTCATCAGCCAGAACAAAGCTTTTCAGATGTTCGGTCGTGGCAATGTGGAGCGGTGGCGCAAGCAGGGCAAAGTCCTTGCCTACAAGCGTCCGGGCAAAGTCGAATACCGTACAGCCGACCTGCGGCTATTGCAGAGGATACAACAAGACTACCTTGAAAAGTAGCCTCAACTGCCGCAGATAGAATGCTTAATCGGAAAGGGCATCCCGGCGCAACGGGAACCACAGAAGGCGTGTTAAAGCCGAAGTACAAGGCTCAAATATGCTCACGGAGTGCATTAGTGCGGTTCGACTCCCACCTGCGGCTCACAGACAAACAAATAATATTCATCTTTTAATTTTTAACACTATGAGTAAGATAGGACTTACAGTTGAGCAAATCAACGCAATGGAACCTACTGGGATTGTTCGCAATGACAATGTACGCGACAAGTTCATCCAGATTTACGAGGCAATGTGGACACCATCCACCGGAACATCAGGCGAAGCAGCCTACGAGCGCGAGTCACGCAACTTCAACCGTCTGCTTTCTGAGAAAGAGGACGTGCGCAAGACGTGCACAAAGTTCTCGCTCTTCACAGCTTTCCTCGACGTGGCAATTTCCGGACTCACCCTCGACCCCGGCACCAAGGCGCAAGCCTACCTCCTCGCTCGCTCCGTCGCCGTTGACAGCTACTATGACAACGGACAGAAGAAAAACAAGTACGAGACACACTGCATGCTCACCGTGTCCGGATATGGCGAGCTGGTGCTTCGTGCACGCTGCGGACAGATACGCCACGCCGACAACCCGGTTATCGTGTACGAAGAGGACAGCTTCGAGTATGGCGAACGCGACGGACAAAAATTCGTCAACTACACATGCCGTCTTCCCCACACCACCGGTCGTATCGTTGCTTGCTTCATGAAGATCACTCGCGCCGATGGTTCTATCGACTATGCTGTCATGCTGCCTGAAGACTGGACACGACTCTCCAACTACTCCGCTCGTCAGAACGGCAAGTACAATTATCAGACCAAGACGTGGGAGAACGGCAAACCCAATGCGCTCTACGTTGCACAAGGCGGACAGATTGACCCCGGCTTCCTCGTTGCCAAGTGCATCAAGCACGCCTTCAAGACCTACCCGAAGGCACGTGTCGGTCGTGCTACGCAGTTGGAGTCACAGCAGGTTGACGAGACAGAAATCACTGACGACATCTACGGTGTTACCGGTGATGGCGAGAAGGTTGACACCGCTACTGGCGAGATTATTCAAGAGAAGCAGGACTTCACACCTCAGACCGATACGTCTGCAGGAGTAACCGTTGACCCTGCCGCCAACGACGACGATGACACATTCTAACCCTATAATACTTACAACAATGAGTGAACAGACAACAGACCTCACCATCGTACGCAAAGAGAACGTACAGATGATAGCGCAATCCGCGCCACAGATATACAAGGACAACACAACCTCGTCCGAGCGTTGTACCGAGTATGGCCAGAAACTCCTTGCACAAATCAAGGCCAACGGCATGAACGATGAACTGGATATGCAGTGCGCCAACTACATCAACAAGGCTCGCAACACGGTGAAGAAGATGAACACCAAGCGTTCTGCCATCACCAAGATATTCGACCAGATACGTTCCGAGTTCACCGGCATGGAAAATTCTGTCGATCCTAACAAGACCGGCTCTATCCCTTATCAAATCCAGCAGGAGCGCAATGCCTATGCAGCACGAAAGCGTGAAGAGGAAGAACGCCGCCGCCGTGAAGAGATTGTCCGTCAGCAGCGCGAACAGGCTCTCTGCCGCTACAAGCAAGACGTGGAGGACGACTTCAAGCGTCAGTTCAATGTATATACGACCAATGCCACAAACGAGCTGACAAAGCTCAACAGCGGTCTGACCCTCGAAAACTACGAAGCACAATGCAAGACTATCCGTGAATATCCTGTCACTCTTCCGGCTGAATATGGAAACACACTGACATCTACTGTCTTTATCCCGGCTGAAATTGCCGACATGAGAGACCAGCTGCCGGGAATTCGTTCTTCCATCCTTTCCAAGCTCATGCAACAGTTCCGTGAGCAGTTTCAGTTCGAGGTGGCCGAATATCGTGACTCCATCATCGACATGCTTCCATCAAAGAAAGCAGAACTGGAACGTATGCAGAAAGCCAACGAGGAAGAGAAGGCACGCATGGCTGCTGAAATGAAAGCACGTGAGCAAGCCGAAGCCGCACGTATCGAGGCAGAGCGCAAGCGCAAGGAGGAAGAGGAAGCAGCCAAGAAGAAGATGCAAGCCGAGGCTTCCGAGATTGGCAACCTGTTCGGTCAGCAAGCGGTTGTTTCTCCGGCTGGCTACCAACCTAAGACCTCTGTCAAGAAGCGCATACACTTCCACGACGCACAGGGCGTTCTCGCTGCTGTATCTATGTGGTGGTCCAAGGAGGGACAGTTTATGTCGGTCGAAGACCTCGCCAAGATATTCAAAAAGCAGATCACGTTCTGCGAGAAGGTGGCTAACGACAAGGACCACCCCGAGTTCATCAGTTCAACATCAGTTTCCTATGATGAGGAAGTAAAAGCTAAATAAACAGTTATGTACGAGAGTGGTTATTATCCTGCCGGTGCGGAGTTCGACCCACGCGCACCTTGGAATGAACGAGAGCCTACGATGGTCGAATGTGCTGCATGTGGCGGCAAGGGCTATCATTGGTACGCCTACGACTTTGAGGCAGACTATGAAACAGAATGTTCCGAAGAAGTATGGAATATGCTACCAGAAACCGAGGAAGAAGCCGAAGCCAAGGGCGAACACATCATCAAGGGCGAAAAGGAAACCTGCGAGGTGTGCGACGGTGAGGGCGAAGTTGAATATGAACCTGATTACGACAATTATGACGAAGATTAACAACCCGGACGAATACTATCAGAGAAGTGAGGTCAGCAATTCTGACCTCACCGAACTGAAGGGCCTGCTGCACCCTCACATGCAGTTCGGTGACAAGGAGGCTGCTTTCCGCTTCGGGTCTATCGTCGATGCCATCATCACCGAACCCTCGCGTGTTGACTTCCTGCACATGACCATCGACGGCGAACAATGTTCTGAGGAGGAGTTCCTCCACGCTCGCGAAATGCAGCGTGCACTGCGTGCAGAAGCACGACGAGACCCATTTCTCGCTAAGGTTCTCGAACATGCCGATACACAACGCTTCATGGTCAACAAGCAGCAGGAGTTCAACAATGGGGGATTTACCTTCCATCTGGACACACGCTGCAAATGGGACTGGTGGTTGCCAATGGCCAACTTCGGCGGAGATCTGAAAACAACATTCGCCTCAACACAAGCGGAGTTCGACAATGCTGTAGATTTCTTCGACTGGGACCGTAGCCGGGCGTGGTACATGGACATCGCCCATTCCGACCGCGACTTCATCTACGCAATCAGCAAAAAGAACTGCAACATTTTCAAGAAGTTCATCAACCGTGGCGACGACATCTACAATCGCGGACGCGAGAAGTACGAAGAACTTGCCTTCCAATATTGGGCTTTCAACCTTATGTAACAGACAAAGTATGAAAAAGAAATTATCACAGACAGCACAAATCCAGCTGCTCAAACGCCTCAGACGTATGTGTCCGTTCGCTGTGTTCTCTGGCTCTTACGGATATACATGCGGTGGCATGGTTGGGGGGGTACGTTCTTCTTCAGGCATGGCCGCTCGCTCAAAGGAAGCTCGCCATTGCATGCTCTCATGCGCCGACTTGCGCAAGCAAGCATACATACATGGCTACGACATAACGATTTCAAAACACACAATCAATGCGTATGGCTGAAACTCTGAAACATAACCTTCGCGTCGAGCCTTACGACTATCAGAAGGAGGGCATACTTGCCGGGCTGCGCTGGCACCGATTTTTAATCGGCGATGAGCCGGGCTTGGGAAAGACGCTGCAAAGCATCGGTGTCGTTGACTGTGCCAATGCTTACCCTTGCCTTGTGGTCTGTCCGTCCTCGCTCAAAATCAACTGGCAGCGCGAGTTCGAGAAATTCACAAACAAGAAAGCCCTTGTGCTCGACAATTCCGTGCTTACCACATGGCCTTATCTTCTCCGGATGGGCATGCAGCAGGTGGCGGTCGTCAACTACGAGTCTCTGCGCAAATACTTCGTGTGGGACATCAAGGGAGGCTCACGTGGTGGGTTCCGGCTGAAAGATGTGGTTTTTACGCCCGACATCAAACTGTTTCGCTCTATCATAATTGACGAGAGCCACCGCGTGAAAGACCCATCAGCACAGCAGACCATCTTCGCGCGTGGCATTGCTGAAGGAAAGGAGTATCGCATTTTGCTGTCTGGTACGCCAGTTGTCAATCGTCCTGCCGACCTCATAGCGCAGCTCTCCATAATGGGACGCTTGTCTGAGTTTGGCGGACGCGCCAAGTTCCTTGCCGAGTATGGCGGTGGCGAGATAAGCAAGGAGAGACGAGGTAAAGACGAAGACGACGCACCGCGCAACCTCGACCGGCTCTCTGCAGAACTCTATGCACGCTGCATGATCCGTCGCGAAAAGGCCAAAGTACTCACCCAACTTCCAGACAAGACGCGCACCGACCTTATCGTTGACATCAGCAACCGCGACGAGTATATGCTTGCAGAAGCCGACCTTGCAGAATACCTGCGCACATATACCGAGTGCGACGACATCGACATACGACGCAAGATGCGCATGGAGGCTCTTGTCAAGTTCATGACGCTGCGCTCGCTCTCTGCCAAAGGCAAGGTGAAACAAGCCATCGACTTCACGCGCACATTCCTCGCCAACGGAAAGCCACTCATTCTCTTCTGCTCTCTGCATGAGATTGTGGACGAGATAAAAAAGGCGTTTCCAAAGGCTGTATCTGTTACCGGGCGCGACTCCATTATGATGAAACAAGCTGCCGTCGATGCGTTCCAGTCCGGGAAAGCACAGCTAATTGTCTGCTCCATAAAAGCAGCCGGCGTGGGTCTCACACTCACGGCATCGTCAAACGTGGCTTTCGTTGAGTTCCCATGGACTTATGCCGACTGCTGTCAATGCGAAGACCGCGCACACCGTATAGGACAAAAGGACAACGTGACGTGCTACTACCTCCTTGGCCGTGGAACCATCGACCGCACCCTCTATGCCATCATCCACAAGAAGAAGTCCATCGCCAACCAGATAATGGCTACCGACGACGACATTCCACAGGATGAAATGTACTTCGACCAGCTTACGTCACTCTTCCTCAATCCGGACGACGATGGCTGACCTATGTAAGACCGACCTGCAGCGCATTATCAAGTATCTCGATGATGCGGCCGCTCTCTACGATAAACAGCACGGTCTGCGCAATTCATGCCGTGCATGGTGTATTAGACAACTCACCCAAAAATTAAAAAAGAAAATAAAATGAGACAGGTTATAAGCCAAAATCTAACCGGGCGTTACGCCATCATCAAGATCTTCCCATTCATCCATGCGCTGAAGGTGGAGGTAAGCGAAAAAATCATCGACGAACAGAAGAATGAATTGACAGAGTGCCGGTGGCGACTCGCAACAGACAAAGACGTTCTCGACCTGCGCATACCTATGACAGGCGAAAACAATATAGCAAAAACATTATAAACTAAATTTTATCTATCATGACAAAGAATGAATTGGCACGTGAGGTATCAGTATCAGAGAAACTGCACCTCTCAACAACAGTGAAAGCCATCGACGGCACACTCAGAGTTATCAAGGAAGCACTCGCCAAGGGTGAAGTGGTTGTTATCCGTGGCTTCGGCACCTTCACCCCGGTTGGGGTAGCCGAGCGCACAGCACGCAACTTCAAGACAGGAAAGCCTCTGGTTATCCCGGCACACACGTCTGTCAAGCTCCGTGCAAGCAAGGAACTGGTAAAGGCTATCAACGAAGGAAAGGAGGCCACACTATGATGCTATATGAATGTGGTGTCCGTTACGAGCGGACGATGGCGAACGGCATTACCAAGAAAGTAACAGAGTTGTACCTTGTCGATGCCCTCTCTTTCACCGAGGCTGAAGGACGTATCACCAAAGAAATGGAGCCGTTCTATTCGGGCGACTTCGATGTTGTAACAATCAAGCGCACCAACTACTCCGAGATTGCCGAGAACGACAAGGGCGACAAGTGGTTCCGCGCAAAGCTTCTCTATATCACGCTCGACGACAAAGGCCGAGAGAAGAAGACCGCTACTCACTTCATCGTCCGTGCCACCGACATCAACAACGCACACGCTGTTGTCATTGACCGCTTGAAGGGGTCAATGGTTGACTTCGAGATTGCTACGCTCGACGAGACTAAGATTATGGACATCTTCCGTTACAAGCCTAACACAGCTAATGGATAAGTTCTATAATCATGCCTTCCAAGGTCGGAATAAGTACGGCAACAAACGCGTAGGCTCCCACGCATCCAAGAAAGAGCACTACAGAGCTGCCGAACTACGCATGATGCAGCGTGCCGGACTTATCTCCGACCTTCGGGAGCAGGTGTCATACCTGTTGATACCTGCACAATACGGCGAGTGTGGCAAAGATTTCAAAAATCGTCCTACACGTGTTCTTCTCGAACGCCCCTGTTCTTATGTAGCCGATTTCGTTTATACCGACAAGGGTACCGGGCAGACCGTCGTGGAAGACACAAAGGGAGTCAGAACAAAGGAGTATATCATCAAGCGGAAACTCATGCTGCATGTGCATGGCATCCGCATTAAAGAGGTTTGATTTATATGGCACGAGACAGTTTTATATTCTATCGCAGTTTCCTTGAGGCTATCAAGTGTATGCCCTCCGAGGTACAGGCCGAGATTTACCCGGCTATCGTGGAGTATGCCCTTAACGGAAAGGAGCCTAAAGGACTATCCGACATTGCCAAGGGTGTCTTTATCCTTATCAAGCCAGTGATGGATGCAAACAACGCACGCTCTGAGGGCGGCAAGAAAGGCAAGAAGTTCGGCAAACTTGGCGGTCGCCCTGCTAAGGATAGAGCTGTCTCGTCTGCCATTTCTGACAAGCCCAACGTAACACCCGGCTACACGCTCACGCTGGAACAGGAGATTGAAGAAATGCGTGCCGATCGTTCTTGGAACGAACCGGTATGTATGCAGTTCCACATACGCGAGGACGAGCTTGGCAAACGCCTCGACTCCTTCCTCAACCACTGCCGTTGCGAGTATGAGGGTAAACCTCACGACAATATCAATGATGCCAAACGTCACTTCTGTTCGTGGATGCGCAAGGCGTACACTTCACATGCTGAGCAGGAAGATGCACAAGAGCTGCCACCTCCGTCATACGAGTTCAATGGCGGCTTCGGTGGGCAAGATGTTTAACCTTTAATCTCTGAAACTATGGCTCAATATCCACAATGCCTAATCGCAGAACTTGCCAAGTATGGCCGTCAGCCTACCGGCAACAAAGACTGGGACGCTGCCGTCCTTTCCGTTCTTCGCAAGAACGAACGCGAGAAGGATGCACCGTGGCTCACCCTGCACCAATGCGCACTCAACCTACGGCGAGAGAGCGAAAAGGCGAGAGCACAGGCGTACAACCTTGCCGACCCTAACGTATATAGTGCACACTCCAGCTTTCTTGTCTATATCGCAAACTCTGTTGTGCTGGCTCCTCAACGCCGCAAGTTCATCGTTGATGACGACAACAAGCAGGTGCTGCGCTTCTTGCTCTACTACTTCAACGGCTGTCCGCTCGCTGAAGAAGTATTCCCCGAACGTGGCTACAAGCTACACAAGAACCTCCTTATACAGGGCGGTGTAGGTGTTGGCAAAACGCTCCTCATGCAGATTTTCAGCGAATATCTACGGCGCACAAACAACCCTCGCTTCTTTCACAACGTGTCGGTCACACAGATGGTCAACTACTACACCATCCACAACAACCTCGACCGCTTCACTTACTTTGAGGAGGAAAGCAAGGGCTTCCAGTGCAAACCCGAAAATGTGTGCCTCAACGACATCGGCATACAGGACCGCACGTTCTTCGGCATGGACACCGGGTTGCTCACTGATGAGTTCCTTCACGCTCGCAATGAGATTTGGACACAGTTCGGCAAGTTCGCCCACCTGACTACAAACCTTGACAACAAGGAACTTGAAAAGCGGTTCAAGCGCAATGACGGTTTCGGCCGTCTCGTTGACCGTTTCAAAACTTACAACGTAATACCCCTTATGGGAAAGAGTAGAAGATAATATGGACGCAAAATCATTTTTCATGCTTGTGCGTGAAATGCGTACAGTGCAAAAAGAGTATTTCCGCCTCCGTTCACATGAGGCATTGACTAAGAGTATGGAGTTGGAACGGAAAGTTGATACAGAAATTCACAGAGTGGAGGACATCCTTGGACTTGACTCTCTATAAAAATGTAGAATATGAAATACAGACATAGAACAACTGGAGAAATAATCAATGTTCTCCGACATAACGAGAGAGGCGATTTTGCCGAATGTACAGACAACAACGGCAAAGTGTATGGTTTGCAAGCAAACCTGTTCAGAGATTATGAGCAGGTCATTGAGGACAAAACCATCAATTGGGAGCAGCGTAGATACGAGATTGCCAAGGCAATGCTCCCTGCAATCTATATGGACGATGGCAATGCACAACGTGCAGACCACTCGCCAATCAATGGCTTTGAGTACAAAACGCCACAAGGCTGTGCAAAAGAGGCAGTCAGTTTGGCTGATGCACTAATCAACGAACTTCAAAAGAAAGGAGCAAGCAATGAGAACAATTGATTTTCGTGGTAAAGCCGTAGGCAGTGGCCGCTGGGTACATGGTGACTTGGTTTGGATGGGTAGACAACCTGCTATTTTTGAGTATGCAGACTTTGAGAATGGCTGCGTTACAATACAAGAAAAGACACTCGGCATGAATACTGGGCTAAGAGACAAGAACAACCATGAGATTTATGGCGGTGACATTCTTGCACATAATGGCAGAGTTATTGGTCATGTTGTTGATGATGTTCGCGGTTACTGTTTTGATGTAGTGTATGCCGATCCAGTAAGCACAAGCACATGGTCGTTATACGGAGTCGTTGTCAACGATTATGAAGGCGATGTTGAGGTTGTTGGAAACATCTACGACAATCCCGAAATGGTGAAGAAAGGAGGTACAGTATGAAATGGATTAAACTTTCAGACGAATTGCCACCATTCAACAAAGAGATAGTACTTCTTAGCGAACGTGGTTCCACTCGTTTAACATTCCGCAAGACAAAAGAAGCTACAGATAAGTTCCAAGCCTTGTTACGCAATGCTTGTAAGCGAATTGCCAACATAGACAATCCGTCTCCTATGTATAACGAAATGGGATTGCCTGTACCAAACAAAGCTGAATACAAGTGGAAATACTGGTGTTTGCTTCCAGATAAACCAAACCAATAACGAGGGAGGTGACGAAGTATGAAAGATAAATTAGAAAAAGTTACAGACATATCCCAACTGAAACCGGGAGATAAAATAATTTCTATTGGAGTAACGAGTGAAATACTTGAATTCTTGTGCATTCATCCTCATAACAACAATTACTCACTCTTCCTAAATTCCGATTTAGATGGAACTAAAAAGTTCTATAATGACAAATTGAGAAATGGGAACTATTACAAGTACTCATATAAATGTGAGGTCCTTGTAATGAAAGAGACTATCAATTGGTATAAAGAACAAGTAAATTTCATGGAGAAGTTGCTACATAAACGTGAAGAAAAATGCGCTCACGACAAGCCCGAAAAATAGTCCGCATGGTAAAGTACATCCCAATCGACCGCATGAGCAGCACATGGTTCGACCGTGCTCTCCAGTGGTGTGCAACATACCGCCAACCGCAAATTAAAAAGGCTCTCCGCTACTATTGGAATGGCGTAGCGGACGGCAAGATTAAGCCATTCTATTATAAACCGAGTCATCAAAGAAACAAATTTATATGAACGACGACATCATCATTATAGAACGTTTCTCTAAGAAACGATATGAGACATACAAGGCTAAAGGCATACCATTCCATGTAGTTAACGGTAAAGGCCGTCTTTGTGAAGTCAAGGCTTTCGACTGCGGAGAAAAGAAAGACCAAGCATTCGTAGAAGCCACCTTTGAATGGAACGGTGAGAACCGTATCAATTCTTACTATGCCAACCAAAAGAACGGCTGCACTCAATACCGCGAGCAGGACGGAAAACTGTTCATCCTTCGTGGTCCATGGTTCAATCATAACGACCTTGTAGTACAAACAAGAGACGGAATTGCAGGACGAGAAATCTTCTTCTGGCATGGAATAAGACCAAAGGACAACATGTTCCTTGCCAATTGGAGAGCTTATTCGCCTTATGAAGATTTGCACGACTCCGATTTTTCCCAGTGCACATTAGGCTGCAAATTAGAAAAAACTCATCCGAGTGGCGAAGTACGCTATTATCACTTTCGTCTCGCAACAGACAAGGATATAGCCGACTATCGCAATGCGCTTCGCGACCATCGTATCACATGGGAAGACAGCGGACGCTTCTATCACTATCCTCATGTAGGCGACCACTACTACGAGATTTTCTTCAACCATGGAGTAGCCGACTTCCGAGAGTGTGTTTTGGAGAGTGAAGACTCACGCCCAGAAATATCACGCCTCATAATGGAATGCGACCTGACTGTACATCTTGAACTAAGAGAGAAACGTGTTAGACAACGCGTAGATGAAATTAACAAAGCCCTTGGGCTTAAAAAATAACAAAACAATATGAAAAGAAGAATTGCAAGAAAAATATTCAATGCTTTCTATTCATTCAAGCCGAACTATTGGAACGGTTACAAGGGGTTTACTATTTGTTCGTTTTTCGCATGCAAGAACCCACGCTTGCAGCATGCTCTTAATATCGCATACAAATATGAGAAAAGGTATGCACCGATACCGACAAAGCCAATAGCGTACAAGGTAGTACTTCCCGTTAAAAATCCAAGAAAATATTACCTTTGGAATAATTTTTAATCAACAAAACAATGAAAACTTACATCGGAACAAAACAGGTTAAGGCCGAACCTATGAACGAATTGGCCGCAGTAGAGAATGGTTACGCTCGCAAGAACGAGGACAGCCACGAATGGCGGCAGGGCTACCACGTTCAGTACACCAACCCGGACGGCAGCACCTACGACTCTTGGTCTCCTAAGTCTGTCTTTGAGCAAGCCTACAAGTGTGCTGACAGCTTCCTCGACCGCTTGCAGATAGAGCGTGACGAATTGAAGGAGCGTTACGACAAACTCTCCAACCTTGAAAACGTTGATACTGTAAAAGAATGCGGTTCAAGGCATGCTTGGATACTTAGTCTACAGCATACAAGCATGGGTATGTATCTTCACCATCTTGAAACTCGCATTAAACTCTTGAAAGATGCGCCATCCCAAACGCAGGGCTAACATGCTCTACAAGCTACGTAGGAGAGGTATTCACTGCAACACCAAGGAGCGGTGCATATACCTCCCCTACAATGAGTATACAAAGCACTACCCACAAATACCAAGGTTGTGCTGGGAGTTTCACTTCTACGTTCAATTCATCATCACATGATGGATTGAACGTCCTTCTAAACTTAAAACCATCTTTCATCAACAACCCTATATCTTTGCATTATGATTAAACTCTTGGAACGAACACGCCGCCCCGACATAACATTCTCCCGTAATGGCCGCATTTCCATTACGGCAAGAGTCGTGCGGCTACTCTCGCTCCAGCCGGGCGACAGTATCAACGTAGCCTTCCATCTTGGCGAGTGCTATCTGCTTGCAGTCCGGCACCAAAATGCAATAGGACGGCATGTCGCACAGTGTCACCCAACAAAGAAAGGTTCCAAGAACTACTGTGCATCTTCCGTCCTCCTCGCACGGCTCATGCTCGACAACTGCGGCATAAAAGAGCAGCGTGCCTCATTCATGATAGGCCAAGCAGAGAAACGCGACGGCGAAACAGTTTTACCAATAATATTTAAGCATCCGTTATGAACCAAGAAATAAAATATAGTGGCTTCTCCGCTGTGCCGTCAGACTATGAATGTTCCGACGGTTCTCTTGCCGTGTCCATCAACCTGCTGCCAGAAGACGGTGCCTTGAAGCCTATCCTCGCGCCATCAGAAGTTATGCAGCTTCAAGATGGTGAGGTCGTCAAGTTTATACACAAGACTTCCTCTTTCACGCACTACATCGTATATTCTGAGAAGAGTGGAAAAATAGCCTCTATTGACAAGGACACAACAGAACGCATAGAGGTCGGCTCACTATATAGTGTTTCTCATTTCAATGCTGTAGGTAATACATTGCTCGTCTTTACGTCCGGCAGCTTCTATTATTACTTGTGGAAGTCTGGCAAATACGTCAAACTGGGCGACCATATCCCGGATGTTGAAGTATCGTTCGGTCTTGTCGGCCATCCTCGTTTGTTCAGTCTTTCCGATGATAGCAAGAGTACGTTCACCATTTACTTTGATGGTATTTCCGAGGGAGCACTCTACAACGAATTCACAGAAAACAACAAGACTCGTATCACCGAACAGATAATGGCGAAGGTCAACAAGTTCGTTGCTCAGGAGACTGTCAACAAAGGACGGTTCTGCTTTCCGTTCTTTGTCCGCTATGCCTTGCGCCTATACGACGGTTCACTTGTTTATCATTCCGCACCCATTCTCATGAACCCATCTACTAAGGCAGCTCCCATTGTATGGTGGAACAGGGCAAAGGGCAAGAACAGTTATACAGAGGCTGTCTGTGACATCATGCTTATGGCTGCATCGCTCGACTATAAGGTTGTACGGAATGACGACTCGTACGATCTTAATGACTGGTCCGACATTATCAAGAGTATTGATGTGTTCATATCCAAGCCTATATACACATACGACCAAGAAGGAAAGATTTCTTCCATGTCAGATGTTGACAACTACAATACAAAGTTTATTGGCCGTCTGTATGCCGACAATAAGGACACCGTAACATCGACAAAGGCAGAAGACAAAATACTCGGGCAGTTCTCTTCTAAGGAATTTCTTGACTACTACTGTGAGTGGGAGTATTCTAAGATCTACGCTATGTACTATTCGTCTGACCGCTCTTATCCTTCTACGGCTTTCCACATGCCGGAGTTCACTGAAGGAAAGGTGTCTGAGTCTATCAAGAACACTTCAACGTTTTACAAGCTGTGTTCACTTGAAATTGCAGATGCCATTGCCGACAATAAGCGAAAAGACATTATTGTTGATGATGAATATCTACAGTCTCTTGTTACGCGCGAGGTTATGACCGATGACTATCTGACGCATGACCAGCTGCATGCTGATTACTCATTCGTCTATAATAGTCGCCTCAACTTGTCCGGACTCAAACGCAAGCCATTTACCGGCTATCTGGCCCAGTCTATGTTCGCATATTGCAATGGACGTTACAACTGGCAACCCAACGGTTCCACACTAAACATATCAATGGCGGCATTCTCTACTGATGATTATTCCATTATGGTTTACATCAAAGAAAACGGACAGGAATATGCTGTGGCTTCCGACGACCGTTTTTATGGAATGGGTATGCAGTTATTCTGTAGCTCAGAAATGGTATCTACCAGCGGTTCAACGCAAACGACGAAAAAGAGTAAGCATTCGTGGGGGTGTTATGTTTTCTACCCAAACCCGAATGCCTACAAAATGGTTATCTATAATTTCAGTGCTGCATGTTATGCCATCGACCTCAAACAGCATGAGTTCCTGAATGGTGCCTTTGCTGTCCTCGACTACGAACTGGTACGTGAAAAGAACTTCACTTCACTGCCGTCTGTCTATCCGTCACACGAAGACAACAGCTTCCCCATTGAGATTGCCAACAAAATCTACACCTCCGAGGTCAACAACCCCTTCTATTTCCCGGTACTTGGTATCAACACCGTTGGCACGGGAGAGATTAAGGGCATCTGTTCTGCAGCAAAGGCTCTCTCAGAAGGACAGTTCGGTCAGTTCCCTCTCTATGCCTTCACCTCTGAGGGTGTATGGGCGTTAGAGGTTTCGTCCACTGGCACCTATTCTGCAAAGCAGCCCATCACGCGCGACGTGTGCATCAACCCCGACGGCATCACACAGCTCGACTCCGCTGTTCTCTTCCCAACCGACCGCGGCATAATGCTGATCAGCGGCTCGCAGACGCAGTGCATATCCGAAGCCATCAACTCCGAATGTCCGTTCGATGCGCTCCGGCTTCCCGGGTTCGACAAGCTGCACACCATGCTCGGACATGAACCTGCAACAGACAAGTGCTTGCCTACGCTGTCCTTCACCAAGTTCTTGAAGCAGTGCCGGATGCTATACGACTATGTTCATCAGCGCGTCATTGTCTATGCGCCCGGTATCACATACGCCTATGTCTTCTCGCTGAAAACAAATCAGTGGGGAATGATGTTCTCCAACATTGCCTCACACCTCAATTCATACCCGGATGCACTGGCCATGGACACTAAAAATGCTGTGCTCAATTTCTCGGTACCAGTAACAGATACTGTCAAATGCCTATACGTCACACGTCCTCTCAAACTTGAAGCGGCAAACGTATTGAAGACTGTCGCCAGTGTCATACAGCGTGGACTGTTCCGCAAAGGAAACGTATCTACGGCCCTCTACGGTTCACGCGACTTGCAGAACTGGCACCTTGTATGGTCAAGCAAAGACCATTATCTACAGGGCTTCCGTGGCTCTCCTTACAAGTATTTCCGAATTGCCGGTGTAGCCACACTCTCACCAGATGAAAACATCTACGGCGCGTCAGTCGAGTTCACACCTCGACAAACCAACAAGCCGAGATAAAGAAGATATTATTAGGTTTAGTTATTTATTAAGGTTAGATTGTTTTAGGTAACGAAAGATAGTGCAAACCGAACGCAATGAAGCTCGCTTCAATTGCTGAGGTGGCCTATCTTATTCAAAAGAGCCGGGATGCGTGATGCACCTCGGCTCTTGTCTTTATTATCCTAACCAATGTTGCCTGATACGCTTCCGTTCCATTCTCGAATGGATGGAGGTGCGTATTTCTTGTTCAGCCTCAGCAGCCTTGGCAAGCCACGTCTCCGACTTCGACGGATTGGTTATGCTTAGCCAGTCGGCCACGCCTCGGCACACAAGGTATTCGTGTATCAGCCTTTCCACATAGGTCAGCGTGGTTTGCGAAATAGTGTTGGGCACACTCATGTTTATATGATATTGCTCCCTCTCCTTTAGCTTGTCGTCAAACTCTGTCTTGACGATTTCCTTCTTTGACCAAGGGTAAAGCATTTCCCGGCACATGGAGATACCCAAATCCAGCACTCTTGTCACCCGGTCCACATTGCCCTCCTCGCCAACGTCAGCCACCATGTGCTTGGCGTGCTCGGTTTCCGGGGCCATTACATGGCTCTCCACATAGGCATTGTTCTTGATGTCATAGAGCAGCTGTTCTCGCTCGAAGGTAAGCTTCACCTTTAGCTTCGCTCCCTCATTCTCTATGCAGCAGCTCATAATCCTTCCTCCTTAGTCTGTTGGACGCTTCGGGCGGCTACGCTTGCTCACTGCCTGTTGGATGCTCAGTAAACTTCTCTGTGCAAGGGCAATGTACTGTTCAGCGTCTGCCTTGTTTGTCACCATGTACCACTCGGCGATGGCAGAGTTCTTCAGGTAGTCGTGGATAGCCTCGCCCACACCGGTGGTTGCTGCCTCGTTGAAGTTGCTCGGCATTGTGAGGTTAAGCGTCAGGTCTGTGCTGCCGTCATAGTGGCTGTTGTCTGTGGTTGTGCCGTCCTCGTTGAGGTAGTCTGACAATTCTGTCTTCACCTCGGCAAAGCCTTTCTTGATAGAGCGAAGTATCTTCTCGCGGTTTTCTTCGTCCTCAGAGGCAAACATGCTCGCCACCTCCTTGTGGTTGTCCTTGTTCTGGATAGTACGGCCACGCAAGAAGGTCTCGTTCATGATGTCGAAGAGAAGCCACGAAATTTTGATGGTTGCCGTCACGCTCTTCTTGGCACCTAATGTCTTTTCTTGTCCTTCCATGTAAATAAAATATTATTTGTTAGTCACTCGGACGGGTCGGTCTCTTGCGGCTGTATAGTAGACGCTCCGCACCGTCCATCATTTCTCCGGCTTGGTTGAAGTAGTCAGCGGCTTCGCCCTTGTTGGCCAGCTTAAACCACTGTGCGATGATTGAGGCAATGAAGAAGTTGCGAAGGGCCGACTGTACATTGTCTTTCAGTCCTTTGTCAAATGACTTGCTAACCTCAAGCACGGCTTCGTAGCCTGTTCTCGTCACTTGCGACGGAATAACGATGCTCTGTGCCTCCACTTCTTTAGACTGTAGAGTTATCGTTACAGGTATCTGCTTGGTAGCTCCGCTCACGAGCATCTCTTTCAGTCTCTCGTTGGTGGCAAGCACCGACTCCTCCCAAAACCTTCCGAGGTCTGAAAGGTCGCTGTCCGTGGCAAGGATGCGGTCTCGCGCTCCCTCGTCGCCGTCTATCAGCTTCGCGCCTGTGTAGTCGGTAGCCTTGGCCACCTCTTCATACACGTCGTCCTTGAATATCTGTACGGTTATTGTCTCCATGTCAGAATGAGATTAGTGAATACGTTAGTCCGATGCCTATATATGGCTGCATACCTTGTTTGCCGAAGCCGTAACCTGCCGTCACACCGATATGCCATTTCTTAGGAGGCTGCTTAATATTGCGCGTTACATACTCATGCTTGGGATATACATAGATGCTGTCAAGCTGCACGTCATATCCGCTCACCCATGCCGTATAGTCACTGCTTTTATACATCTTTTGGATGATAGGGATAGTAACCTCCGTACTGTCACGCACATCTGCCACATCGTTTTGTGTACAGCTTTCTGCCTGTTGTGTGTCCGCACGGATAGATGGCTGCGCCTTGTCACTCTTGGGAAGAGTCACGGTCTTGTACGTCAACACCAAACTGTCCTTGGGTACCGGCTTATAGTAAGGTATGGTGTCAATCACAGTGTCACGCACCACTTCTGCAGGTTCACGATCTTTGCTGTAGCCTCCGCAATGCACGATGCCAACCAGACAGACGATGCCAACAACCACACCTAACATTGCCCACAAAAAGCCTAAAATCTTCTTATCCATAATAGTCTTTGATAAATTCAACAATAGCGTTAACATGCACGGCTGTCACCTTCTCCTTGCCTTCCTCACTCAACAGCAGGTCAACGTCTTCTTTGTTGTCTTGGAAAAGGTTCTCCGTCAACACTGCAGGGCAGTTCGTGTCTCTACAGATAGCAAGGTTCTGGGCGATGTACTTGGCATAGGGCACACAACGGTTGCCTTTCAGTCCTTGAAGTATTGCTTCGTTCCAAAGATACTGCGCCAAGGCCTTGCTCTTTGCGGATGCGTTCATGCCTACATGGGCAGAAAAGCCTCGCGCCTCATGCCATTTGCCGTCGCCTCCTGCTGCATTGTTGTGGATCGAGACAAGCAGCACGTTCTTGGTGCCTACTTTCTTGCAGATGTCGTTCACACGCTTACAGCGTACAGACAGCGCAACGTCCTGCTCCTCTTCCACAACACGCTCTGCATTGTAGCCCATGCCGCGAAGCTCGTTCACAACTCGCGTTGCAATCTCTCTTGCATACGCATATTCACGCAACCTTTTGTCCGGGCTGCATTTGCCGGGGGTGTTCACCCCATGGCCATTGTCAATGAGTAATATCATCTTTTTCTTCTTTTAGTTTGTCAAGGTCCAAGTCAAAGTGCCTTGCTGTCTTGTCCACCATGATTTGTTGCAACAGTTTCCAAAACCTATGTTCCGCCTCGGGGCGGCAGCTGCTCTCATTCTCCAGTATCGACCATGCCTGTTCAAAACATATCACGCCTGTCAGCATATACGACAATGGCACCTGCATGTGGATAAACACCCAGTGCTCTACCAAATAGGCAAGAATAATAAGCGAAAACCTTTTCGGAATTGTCTGCTTCACCACCTTGCCGAAAGCGAACGAGGTAAATTTGGCCTTCTCTCTTGTTGTTCTGTCTGGATAGGCTCCATGTACACGCTTGTCGAGCTTGAAAGCGGTGTAGGCATCATAAAGTATAAAGATGATGGCAACCGCTATAAGTGGAAAGGTCGGTCGGAATTCTGCAATCATCCAACCAACCATGCCGCCAACGGCCATGGCTGCAAACTTCCATAGTTTAAATACTACTGCCATACTGTCCATCTTATTAAGCGTCCTACAACTACTCCGGCCATCGTACAACCGAAGTCAACCCAATCCCATTTGCCGCCATACAACTTGTCTTTAAGTTCCAAGGCTCCGGCTACACCAGCTCCGGCATACAGCGCACAGTAGGTATCATCAGCTCCCAAGCCGATGAGAACGCCGCCTACGATATGTCTGCCGCGGTTGCTGGATTTTAACCATGTAATAATCTTTTTCATTGCCATTATGATTTTATGTTCTTGGCAAATTTAGCGACTTAACCGGTGAGCGTCGTTTTAACTATTGTAGCACAAAAAAAGAGGAGCAAGATTTCTCCTGTTCCTCTTATTGATAATGTTGTGATTACATGTCAAACACGTCCCAATCTACATTGTCCTTCTCCTTCCATCCGTTCCTGATGGTTTCAAGAATGAAACATGCAGCGGCCTCGCTGAACTTCTTGAACTCGTCTCGCGTCTGGAAGGTATGATAGATTGGTGTAGCGTCGGCTTTCTCGTTGAGCTTCAACGTAAGTGGGAATGTAACACTTTCGTTGTTCTCAATAGAGGCAAAGTTACGCTGCTTCTCGTCTGTGAGCCAAACCTTGATGCCCTCATACTCAAACTGATTAACAATCTTGTCTTTGGTCTCTGCGTCTATCGTAGCCCAAACAAGTTTCTTTATCTCGTCAAGCGTGGGCTTGTGCGTGAACGTATGGCGGTATTCGTATGTACCGCTCTCTGTTTCATACAGACCGAAATAGAGCAGCCATTTATTCTTGCCTACTCGTTGCAGTCCGTCCTGACGTTTGGTTGTGCCGTATATCTTTTCCATTGTCGCTATGATTTTGTTGAGGCAAAGATATAGTATGCAGCCCAATTCACGCTTTTATCTTTAGTGAGTCGCTTTATGTGAAGTTATACTTTCGCTTGCTGCCGTCAAACTGTTCGCACTTGATGACGGTCTCAAACGGAAAGCCATCCTCGATGTCGCTTATCTGATCAAGGATGCCTTTCATCTCGTCCGAAGCGGTGAAGAACTTGCCCCATTCCTGTGTCGCAGGGTTCTTGAACGACACTAAGTAGCGGTCTTCGCCAAACTTCGTGTCCAGTGTCTCGTAGTCGTGAATTTCTACCGGGATGTTCACGATGTCTCCCAAGCGTGTAACCTTGCCCGGAAAACGCTTCTTGCCGTCTGCAGGCTTATAGGTCACGCCCATTTCTGAAAATTTCTTCATGTTTTTACCTGTTAATATATAATATAAATGCTGGCAGTCTGCATGACATGCCATTCCTTTGAACGAGCCTATAATTTGTTGCCTTCGCTTTCTCGACTTTATCTTGGCGAGTTTTCTCGCAGCGTTCACCTTTGTGCGCTTGCGTATTCGTGAGTGGTCACCATAATCAATATACCCCAGTGCATCCATTCCTGCGCTCACTGGAGCAACCTTCTCGCTCGGCTTGATTATCAGATTGTAGGGTTTACTTAGTCTGTGCAGTGTGTCCCTGTGTTTCCACAACTCTTTTTTATTGTCACCGAGTATGTATATGTCGTCACAAAAGCGGTTGTAGTTATCCTTTCCACACTCCTCTATCATGGCATGGTCAATGTCATTGTGATACAGGTTGCCGAAAAACTGTGAGGAGCGTAGTCCCTTACTGATGCCTTCGTTGCCATCCGGGTGCAATACCTTAACGAAGTCTATTAGTATGGGGAGTAATATCGGGTCGGCTATATACTGCTTGATGATGTCAATCATCTTGTCGTGCAGTATGTGGTCATAATAACCTTTATAGTCGCTTTGATAATAATATATAAGGTCGGGGTTCTCGGCTCTCACTTCCTGCATCTTGTGGAATAGTCCGTGTGGGCCGCGTCCTTCTATCGAAGCTGCCGTGTTTTCTATTAGCAATGGCGAAAGGTGTTTCTCCACAATCTCCATGATGGCATTGCAGCCTATACGTTTCACTACAGGAGGCGCTTGAACCATTCTTCTCTTCGGACCATCGTCCACCTCAAACGAAGACAGACGCTCAACACGAAATGTGCCATTGCCTATTTGTTCTTTCAGCTCGGCAATAATTTCTTTCTTGCGCTTCATATAGCGCACCATGCGTGGAGTACATTCCACACCATCTATAACTACCTTCTCCCTCCATTTTATTCCGCTTCGCGTGTCGGCGTTATGAAGGTTCGACATGACACGCTTGAACGAGCGTTCCATGTTTTCGTCCGAAATGATTTCCGGTATGAGGTTATATAAAGGAAAACAGATAGAAGTTGGTGCTTCTACCTGTCCTAATAAGTCTTCCAGTTGATTGACAGCCTTCCTGTCCTGTGGGGAGTTGACGCACTCCCCACATGTGGTTAATGTCGTGTTCCGGCTTTCCATATTTTATTTATGCTTTTGCCGAGGCTCTAACCCCTCGGAGTGTGGTTGTGACAATCCCGTGCCACGTCAGAGGCCTCCGATTATTGTTAACCTTAGAATTTGAGCCGACCACCGTAGTTCGTGTTCGAGTTCGAAGAAGCGTTGTTCGCGTTCGCATAAGCGAGACCGCCGGACGCATTCGAGTTGTTGCCAGACCGCAGAACACAGCGGCCTCTACTGCCCGGGAACCATAGTCCGGCTGCATAGTGTGTAGTGTATTTGCTGGTGTCTGTCTGGTGCACCTTGCTCGGCAAGATGTCACACTTGGCACCGTGCACCACTCTTACTACACAGTTGCCGTTGCTGTTCACACTCTGCACGGTTCGTTCCGTCTTCTTAATCGGGTCGTAGATGTGGAACACGTAATCTACAGGATCATCGTTGGTCTCCACGCAACGGTTCTTGTAGAACGTCTCATAGCTCTTCACATTTCCTGCAATGTAGTCCATCCATTCACTATCACAGCCAACATAATGTTTGAGTCCCATGATGGAGTTCATTGAATTTCCTACATACGAGGTGTCTGCCATACCTATCGTGTCTTGGCTGTTCAGCGTACTGTCATGTGCGCCATTGCCAACTATGGACTGCTCGTCGGTCGTTCCATGGGTCGCCCACCACAGGTTACTGATTTCCTTGTGCTGCTCATAGTCTTGGAGCTGGAAGCCCTCTCCGCGCATGTGCGCACTATTCTGGAAATCCTTAGCTGTGTAGTGTATTGTCCCGGTCGGCATTTCGGTCGGTGTACCGTCCGTGTCGTATGCCCATTCTGACGAGGTCTGTGAAGTGCCGTCACCTTTCTTCGAACGTACAGCACCTGATATGCTTCGAGGCCGTTTCAGTCCGTCAATAGTGATTGGGTATGTTCCCACAAGACTGTCGAACTCACCAACGGTGTGCTCAGTCCATTCTGGTTCTATTGCTTCTATATGCTCGCTGTCAACAGCAAGACACTTTATGTCGCCAATGTCACGATACGAAGTGAAGTATATCCACTTGGCACCGTTTGGCACATCGCAGAACACATAGTTACCGATTGAGAAGTCGAAGTAAGCGTGACTCACCATCATAATGAACTTGCCCAATATCTTGCCGTTTGCATCCGTAAAGACAGCACCAAGACGAGCGTGGTTAAGTCCCGGCCATCTTACCTGCTTCATGCCCTCAACGTCCATACGGTAGACATTCGCATTGGCTGCTGTGGCAATAATATTATCGCCAACTGTCTCGCCAACTGTTGCCTCGTCAGCATACACGCCTGTATTTTCTGCATAGAGCAGCTCTGAAAGCAATGCCTCCCTTCGGTTGTTTACAGTCGATAACGGCTCATTATCTGTAATTGAGTGAATGATATACTTTGCTTGGTTCTTGTAGTCGTTCACGCCCTTGTACCAAAAATGAGGCAAGTGGTGGAAGATGTCAAAGCCTTCACCGGCGCTGTCGCCTACATCGAAGCTCTCACCATTGGCAAGTTTATTGAAGTCTGCATCGCTCAATTGCACACCCTCCATCTGTTTCAGTCTGGAGTTGTACGTACACTTGTAAGCATGGGTGTCCTGCAATATCTTAAGCGTATGGCCGCTTGCCACAAAGGTCTTATCGTAATCAGCTCCTGTCTGGTTCTCGGGGTTGCTGTACTTCTCGCAGAAATCACCGCTCACCACATCGTCTATCTTTATGACAGAGAATTGCGAGTTTATAACTTCAAGGTTCGGGAAGTAACGCTTCAGCTCCGCAATCTCACTCTCCTCTGAAAGTAGGGTTAGGATCCATCTGCCTATCAGTCCGCTACACTGGCCGCTCTCGTCATAGTCTGCTCCGTTTGCTTCTATGCCTACGGCTCCATGGTTCTTGATGGCACGCAGCAGCTCAACGCTTTCCGTAGCTGCAAGGCCGGCTATGCGTACACTCTTCAGCGCACTTGCCGTGGTTACCTCTCGCAGCAGCGTCATGGCATCTATCTTCGGGCTTCCGTCCAAAAACAGCTTCGTCACCTTAGCCATTCCGTCAATGGTCAGACCACCGGGGTAGGTCAGATTAGGAAGGTTCTTGAAGTACAAGGTCGTCATAGTACCGGGAAGGTGCAGCGTATCAATAGGCGAACTCTCAGCAAGAGTGATAGACTTCAACAGACTACCTTCTGCCAACACCTTTCTTAGGCGAGGACACAGCGAGGCATTCACGTCAGTGATCATCGTGTTCCTGATGTCTATCTCTTCCAAGAAAGGCATCTGTCCTAAGTTCAGCGTGCTCAGTATGTCGGTGGTATAGGCTGGAGTATATCCTTCACCACCAATGACGAGCTTGCGCAGTAAGGTGCACTCGCTAAGCATCCAGTTTGAATTCTTAGGAGAACAGCCGCTGATGTCAAGCTCGCTTATCTTGTCTGCACCGAAGATGTAGATGAGCTTTCCGCCTTCTCCTGCTGCAACCTCTGTAAAGGTGTGACTCTCACCTTCCTTTAGATAGCAACTGTACTTGGCTGACGAGGTGGAGTCCACGCCCATGGCGAAGTAACCGTCCTGTGCTGCCGTTATCTTCACCGTGATGGGTCCCATTACACGGTCTTGGAAGAAATGACGGAACAGATCACCGGTCTGGAAGTAGCCGTCTCTGTAAGCGAAACGCTTGCGCTGGAAGGCTGGCAGACTCTCCAGTCGCAGACCATGCAAGGCAGGATAGTGGTTGTCAGCAGCGGTAGCTGTTTCTATATACTTGCGCTCTCCGTCAAATGAGCTTACTACCTTTGGCCATTTCAAGATACGGTCTATCATCCAATAGCGGTAGCAGCCATCGGTAGAGAAGATTTCAAGGCCGGCCTTGGTCTTTGTAGCACGCATCTTTGCCGCCGTGTCATGAAGAGTCAGCGTCTCCGTACCTGCATCATTAAGCCATACGCCTTCGCCTCTATCAAACAAGGCATAGCTCTGTTGGAACATTACGCCGTCCCATCCTTGATACAGATGGCTCGCTGCTCCGTCCATATCCCAAGGGATGGTCAGGTAGCAGTCGTTGTCTGCCTCGTCACATGAGTCACCGTCATACCAGTGGTTGAAGTAATAGCGCATGCTGCCGTCGGTCTCCAAGTAAACAGCTATCATCATGTTCTTGGCTCGCTGGTCCACGGTGGCTTTGTAGTCGCTCGCCACAACATAGCAGTGAGTTGAATGGGGAGAGAAATACTTGTGCATTTCCTGCTGCCATTTCTTCCTGCGGTTCTCCTTGGTACCGGCTACGGTCTTGCCGCCAAGGGTAATGGTTGTGCTTGCTCCGGCACCGTTGAACACCTTCTCGCTGCCGTCGGCATTGGTGGCGGCGTTCTCTTCGGCATTGTCTGTCAAGTTCTGGTTACACTGCTGACAGAAGGCCAACTCTCTATACAACTGGTACGGAACTTTCTTGCCCGACGCATACAGGGCGTTCAAGTCGTCGTCGTCAGGGTAGCGCATTTCATAATAGGTGCTCCACACTGGAACGTCGCCATCGTCGGTGTGCAGCGTCTTCAGCATATCGTCCACACTGTTCACGCCCTGCTGCCAACAGAACTCTTGATACTGTCTATACTCGTAGCACTCCACAGGGTTCAGCACGCGGCCTTGCACACTCCATTTCTTAGTGGCGTTGTCATAAGTCATGGTGCCAGTGGTGTCCTTCCATTTTCCTCCCTTATACTGCACATACTTTCCGTCTGATGTCTTGTAGGATGTTCCCCAGTCGTAGTTCTTGACGTTGTCTGCCTGTACCTCGGAGAGGGTCTTGTCAAGCACATGACTGTCTTCCACGGCCACCTCACCTATCTCTGTCATGGTTCCGGTACCATCGTTCTCAATGAAGCGTGTTTCCGGACCACAGAACTCACTCAGCATATACAGCGTACCCGGTATCAATGAGCTGGTATCTGCAAGCACACTGGCCTTGAAGGTGTCAATAGCGGTGTCCCTCGGAGCTACTATTTCCTTGAAGTCGCCATAGTTCACGCAACCGTCATTGTATCCCTTCACGTCCTCAAACCCGAAGAAGTGGGGATTACCCTTGTCGGCATTGAAGTTGGCTTTCGAGTGGAAGTAGGCGTTCTCGGGTAGTGTTGCTGCCTGTGTTCCCTTGTCTTGACCTATGCGGTAGTCGGTACGGAAGAGGGCACACGTCACACCGTCAATGCTCGTATGCAGTTCTTCGCTCTTGTCGGTGTTGTGTCGCTGGGCAGGGGTCATATAGTCACTGCCAAGGGCTATCTGCGTGTCGTTCATCAACTCCATCAGAGCACAGTTGTTGGCACCGGCAGAGTCCGAGTAGTCCACCTTGATGGTGATGGTCTGTATAGGTGTACTGCCTTCATTTATGCGGATTTTCTTCTTCTTCGCAAGAGCTGCTGCATCGTCAAACTTGGTAAGTATAGCCTCATCGCCGTTGTACATCTCGCTTATCTGCTCTCTTGTATAGAGTAGCGTTATGCCCTTCGACTTCTTGAACTTGGCCTTCTTGTTCTTGATGGCATAAGCAAGCGTCGAGGTACCCTGGTTTGTTGTCGGTACTGCTTCCACCTTACAGTTTGCCCATGGACGGTCGGGGAAGTAAATATACCAGTCCATCAGAACAGATGTCTTCTTATCCTTCAAACCTTCGATGTAGTCAGGATAATATATCTCGCTGTCCGTTACCGCGCCACCGTCTTTGCTAAGGTTCTTGTCCGAAGTGCGCGTCATTGCCACGACCATGATACCGCGGTCTAACAACTTTTGCATATCGGGGCGTGGTTTCGTGGTGCCCTCGGCTGTAACATCGCTCATCACTTGGTTCTGCTCATACTCGGTCAGCATGGCAGTCGTATCTGTTAGGTTCACGATGTAGTTGTTGAATGCTTGGATGAAGTCATAGTAGGTATTCCATCGCACTACCTCATACAGGTAAAGGTCAGCATCTGTACCGTCGAAGTGTATCATGTCAGCAATGTTGGGGAAGCCGTTGACGGTACTGATGGGAACACACGCTGCAGCATCACCGTTCTGGAACACCTTGCACAGCATCACACCGCTATATGGTGCTCTTGCTTGTGGCTCTATCACGATATCTATACGATATACGGTGTCGTCAAGGTAGGAGGTGGCGGCGGTGGTCTGTACGTCTTTCAGGGCTTCGTCGCTGTCTCCGGCGGTGGTCACGATGAATTTCTCTCCGGTAAGCACAAAACCCAATCGCTCGCCCATACACCACATAATCTTTGCAGTACGTTTGGCAATGTTCTTAACCTTGAATGTAAAGCTTAGTGCCATACCATTGGTTGGTATGTCTTTGCTTGCCAATGGTGTGTCGCTGCATGTTGCCGTCACGTTCTCGGCTACACGTAGTGCCATTCTTCCGTCTGCTTTTTCTGTACCGAAGTTGTCTGCGACAAAACCGTTGCTCGACCAGTTGCTGCCGTTTACCTTCACTTCCATCATGCTGCCATCTGAGCAGGTGGCTTTGATACTCTTGTCGATGTCGTCGTTACTTCTGCCGGCAAAGTTCAATTTGTAGTATGCGCCTTCGGTTTCGCTGATGGCAAGCATACTGCCGTCAATAACAACTTTTAGTTTCTCCGCCAGACGTACCTCACCACACGTTGCGTCGAAGATCAATGTGTCACCGTCGTTATAACCAACAATGCGTTTCTCTATCGTGTAGTAACTGCTGCGGTTCATAACCTTGTTGGCAATCGTTTCTGTCTCGTCAGTGGTCTCGTTCTTCACCTTCACCTCTACATTCGGGTTGGCGTTGTCTCGCTGATAACAGGCTATGTCAAAGCTGACGGTCTTGAAGAGTTTTGTCTTGCCGTCGCTGTCGTCATACCATCGTGCCACAATGATGGGCTTCGTGTAGTCGCTCACGCTCTCACGCTGCTCTATCACCATGACTGCGGTATGCAGCGTGTTACCTTGCAGTCCTGATGCTACGTCTTGTCCTTGTATGCGAAGAGGATACGCGCCGTGTCCCATGCCTTGTGGGTCGATGGTCACATTATGGGTATAGGTGTCCTTAACCAATACACTCTCCAGCGTCTCCCAAACACCGTTGCGGAATATCTCTATCTTCGTCTGGATACCCTTGTCTGAGGCATTGTTTGGGAAACGATACATAGGGATGCTTACCTTCTGACCGCCAACCTGCAATGTGGTGCTCTTCGTATAGCTCAGTGTCTGCCTGCTCTCTACGGTCACATCAACGGCAATCATTTCCACGTTTCTCGTGGCTGTCTTGCCGGTGGCATCGGTGGCTACGGCTTGCAGCTCTACGCTGCCGGCACTGGCCGCAATGGTGCTTAGGTCAAACTCGAAGGTGTACGACTTTAACGACGAACTGCTTGCTTGATTGGGCTTGAATGAGGCTACAGTGGTCTTGGTCGTGCGATTGATAAACACCACACTTTGTATCTTGTTGTCCTGCGATGATCCATCGGATAGCTGGGTCACACTGCGGATGGCGGCTTTCAGTATGGCTGTGCCTCCTGCACGGACATAGAAGGGGTCGTTTTCAAAGTTGATGGCAAGTGTAGTTCCACCGCCACCTCCAGTACCGGTGCCCACACTGAACTGGGCTTCAGACAGGGTGTCGCCAGCCTTGTTTTTTAGCTTCAGTGATACGCTGCCTTCTTCCTCTGTAGCCTCTATCTCCGTAGGTACGACCTTATACGCTCCTCCTGTAGAGAAAGCGTCTTTGCCATTGTCTTCCATCGTGTCGTTCGCCACAAGTTTGCTGCCGCCGCCGAAGTCCTGCCAAAGCCCGGCCTCGTAGAAGTCTGCAATGGAGTCGCCCTGATACTGTTTGGTCTCTACCTTATTGGCTTCTGTCGTATAGCTTATCACCAAACCACGCTTCTGATAGTTCACACTTGTTGTTTCTTGATAGGTTTTCAGAGCTGCAAGTGCAGTGCCAAGGGTGTAGAAGCCTGTAGGTAGAGGTGCTATGATGTCAATGTCTATCATCGACTCTGAACCCTGCACCATCGAACCGAAGTCTTTCCAGTTCTCTGTGTCGTACCAGTTATTATCTTCCGTATTGGCTCCGGTATACTGGTAAGTCTTCCAAGTGCCTTTCTTCAATGCAAAGGTTATCATCAGGCCTACTGCAGCCTTGCCATTTTCCTTCGCTGCGTGAACAGCTGAATTGGCCGTATCGTCGGTATCACACAACACATAGTAGTGTCCTCCCTGCTCCACCGTCGGGTTGTAAATGCTGGCAGAGCTGCCGCTGCCGCCAATCCTCTGCATCTTCTTGTCAACGATACGGAACAACTCGTCTGCACAACAATAGATATGGTCTGAACGTCCTACGCTGTCGGTGTTATACATTTCTTCCGGATAACCGTATGTCTCTGTACTAACACCTCCGAACTCACGGAAGCACCACTCTCCTTCGTAGTCCAAACTTGGAGCATACCACAAACCACGACTCGGTGCCTTGCCGGTACCGTCCCACACTCCATCAAAGCGAAGAATGTTTATACCCTCAATGCGTATGTTCGCTGTCTGGAGTGTGCTATTTAGCTCGGCTCCCTCGTCACCGGGATATGCAGTGGCACTGGTATGGCCCAATGCCAAGTCCGAACCTATTGCAACAAGCGTGCTGCCTCCCCAACGATAAGTCTTGTTGGCTGTAACGTCTATGTAAATCTTGTTGCTGTGTGGCACACGGCCTTTCATATTGGCCTCACCGTAAAGGTCACCGTCTATCCAGTTGTTGTAGTAAGTGATGGTCGGGCGCAAGTCACCTTCCGTTTCCGATGGCTGCGTGTATTTCAGCACAAAAGCACCAGCATCTCTGCTGAAAACAACGCTACAGTTCTCGTCCGTTGAGTACTTGTTTAACGACATCATCTGCGAAGTAATGTCATTGAAGCTGCCGTTGAACTCAAGCACATCGTCCACATAGCCGGGAAGATAATGCGAAGGTATCTGGTTCTGTTCGTCCAACGGCGCAAGTCCGTTGGGCTGTCCTTTGGTGTTCTTGAATGATGTGAGGTCTTTCTGCACACCGCTGATGTCGCTCGCAAGTTCAGTCTTGTTGTCGCTTACAGTCTTCTTCAGTGTGTTGATGTCGCTCTGAGCTGTGCCCATCTTTGTGTTGAGGGTGTTGATGCTCTCGCCTTGAGTGGTCTGTGTAGAACGTAGGCTGCGCACGTCTTCCTTGTTCTGGTTAACATCCACCTTCACGGCTTCGAGGTCGGCTGTCATTCCCTCCACGGCTTCCATGTACTCGGTGCTATCAACCGTAGGATTACCCTTCAGCAGCGGATTACCGTTGCTGTCAACTTGCGCTACCCATGTACCACCGTCAGCTACATAGAGCTGGCCAAGATGATCTGACGCTGCACTGCCTTCTACGGTCACCAACGCCCACCATCCTTCATGTGGATTAGGGTAAGCCTCGCGTAGCTGTGTCGCCGTTTTGAACAGGCCTTTGTTCGGGCCTTTTATGTTCTTGGCTTCAAGCCAGCCGTCAACGGTCAGATTGTGGCCGACCTTTGCCGAACCGCGTATGGTGGCCTTGCCGCCGATGTTAACGTCACGACCAACCGCAACGTCACCATCTATCTGTTTTGTTGGTATTGAACTCATTATTCAAAAATGCTTTTTGCCAAGGTGTTCATTGCGGCAGCTTGCTCGCTCGCACCATAGGCGGTTAATACTAATGCAGCCGTAGTATAGACCACGGCTGTGTAACAACGCTCGCTGATGTCTATGCCGTCTTCCTCGTCTATGCTCGGATAAGGAATGTATGAGGCACGTTTCACGTAGGCTTCCTCACTGTTGCAACTGTAGAACTCCAACACCTTGCCCTCGGCACGGTTCACTACGGCACACACCGGCTTCTGGACATTGCCACGAATACCCTTGTATCTTGACGATTGCAGGTCATACAATGGGTCGTCTGCTGATATGGCCATATAGCAGGTGCGTTCCCAGTCGCTCATGCGAAAGGCAACAAGACGCATGAAATCATCGGGCAGCAGAGTCCAACCGCTTCCGTTCTCCTCCCAGTAGATGGCATCACCAAATACGTGACCTTCTTCCAAGTAGTGAACGGGAGCGGACGACTCTACACGCCGAACGGCTTCCACTATCTTTGAGCGGATGATGTCATTCAACGATAAGGTGTCAATGTCCTCATCGCTGATGAGCTGCTCGCTTGTCTTGTTCTCGTCAATGGCAATGCGCACGTCACGCTCCACGACTTCGATTTTGTACACCATACCGTCGCTGTGATTACTCGGTTACAAAAATGATTTTAACGCCGTTAGCCTCACCAATGGCTACGATGTCAGCACGGTTCTTCATCGTACCACTCTTCACGCCAAAGGTCTTCGTGAGATAGTCCTTGGCTTCCTGATTGGTACTGAACTCAACTTCTGTAAGGCCCTCTTCGTTGTCGTTCTCGCTAAGCTCGGCTGCATCTTCCTCTGTAGATGTAACCTCGTCTTCGATAGGTTCAATGTCAACTTCGGTAGCAGGTGTGTCCGCACTTGCAGACTCGGCCTCATCAGCATCTACTGCATTGGTTTCCTCAGTCGGCTCGTCCGCTATGTCTTGGGGTTCTTCAACCTTGGCAGCTGTTGCCGCCACTGGCTTTGTCTCTGCCGGGGATGGTGCTTGCTGCGTGCTTGGTTTGACAGGATTACGCTCAATGCGTACCTCCTCGTCAAGTTCAATGGTGTCCACCACCGTAATGCGTCCGCGCTTAAACTCACTACTGTTTTCAATAGCGTGCTGCACAAGGAAGTCGCTTGTCGTGTACTTCGCAGGGTTTTGTCCGATGGCGGTTATTGAGCCGTCCGTGAACAATACTTTGAGCGTAGCTCTGCCTATCTTGATGATAGATTGATATTCCATCATGCCGTGCACTCCGTAGGTTATTCTCTTCTTTTTCATTGTCATTGAATGATGATAATAATAAAGGCGGACGGCATTGCTACCTATCCGCCTCTATTTGGTTGATGATTGGTTTAATTAAAACTTCTGATTACTCGGTTGCCATAACCTCACCTGCATACTCAATCCATGCCTCGCTCTTATACTGCCACATCTGACCGCTAACGGCCTCGGCATTGATGCCCGGACAATCCTGCAACAGGTAGTACACGCCTCCCTCAACTGGTGATGTAGGTGCTTCCGCGCTGTCCCACAGATGGATCTGCACAGCTGTGCTGTTCTCGCTGTCACCCTCACCGTTAATCCAGATATGGCACGAGCCTTTGAGTGCAAGTGCATCCCACACAAGGATTGCCTCGCGTGTTGCCTCCTCGCCCTCAACACGGTCTTTCGACGAGTGCTCTGCCGAATACTGGTAGTGCACAAGACGGTCAGGCGCAACGATAAATGCAGAATTGCTCCACTTCAAACGGTCAAGGGTTGGATCGTGCTTGAACTCGATGTCACCAAACACGGTATGGAAATTGGTCACTACCCAGCCTACAGGGTTGGTCTTGGTAGTAATTTGAATTTCAGGGTGCTTCGAGTAGTCGATGCACTGGATATTCTCCAAGAAGTTCTTGCCAGCAAGGGCAATAACACTCTTGGGTACGTCCTCGCCTGTAAAGACCATCTTCGCCAAAGCAATGATTTCCTCAATTGTCCACTTGCCAGTGTGATTGAGTTCCTTCTTCACTTGGTAGCGCACACCTTCGGTGAAGTAGATGGTCTGAGCACCGACCTCGGGGGTCTGAACAGTCATCTTGCCTTTACGACCTGCATAGAGAGTACGGTTGCCGCGCACCTTGAAGTTGGTAATGGCGGCTTCTGCAATCACGGCCTTGCCGAACGGAATTTTCTTCTTCTGTGCTTCGTAGTAGTCAGATACAATCTGGTTCATGCCGCGCTTCTGAAGATAAACCGTCTGTGCTTGTGGCACGATGAGGTCGGGGTCAACTTTCTTCTGTGTCTCGTAGAGAGCATTGGAAAGAATGATGAGTGTTGAACCGGCTGGAATTTCCGGAGTGGTACAGCTCTCATCGGTCGTGTTTGCCTTCGGACCGTTTACGGCTCTCACAATCGGGTTGTTCGTGGTTGGGTCTTGTCCGGTCACAAACAACATGAGGTCTTTGCCCGGAGTCTTTGTCTTGCCGTCTGCGGCATAACCGTCCACACCCTTTACAAGCAGGGTGCCGTAAGGTCTTGGGATTTCCGCATCGTTGGCGAGCAACGGAAGCACGAACTGCTTGGCTGTTCCTGCCGTCACCTTGGTTGTCGAGGTCACGCTGGAACGTGGCTCGTCAATCATGTAGTGTTCCACTTCGGGCGAGTTCACCTTTACCTTACGCGCATTCAGCATGAGCTGCATAAGCGGTGTGTCGTCACTCTTGAACTTGTAGAGTTCTTGGTCGAGGTCACTCTGAATGAGGTTGCCCGGACCGACTCCGCCAGACGCTCCTGCCACTCCGCTGACGGTAGTGGGTGCTCCCGGCACTTGAGTCTGCACACCGGCTGTTCCGGGTGCAGGGGTGGTGGTTGTAGTGCCACCTACTGGTACGTTTTCTCCGTCCATGTCTTAAAATTTTAATTTGTGAATAATGTTATTTGCTATCGGTCTGTGCGAGATTGCCGGGGGCTATACCGCCTGTCGCGCTCGCGAGATTGCTTACTGATGCCATTGCGCCCGGCACTTGGGTTCTCAACCCTGCACTCCCGGTCGTTGGCTTTACTTTCTTGCCCTCTGGAGGAAACTTTACGACTTCTCCTTTCATGGCTACATGGCTTCGTTGGCAATATCAAAGATGCTTTGTGATTTCTGTTTGCCGGGCGCACCGCCATTCTTGCCGTTCAGTGGTGCAGTGCCGTCGCCTTTGTCTCGCTTGCGCAAGCCTTCCACAATCTTGTCGTTGCGTCCGGCAACACGTCCCTCTTCACTTGCTGAGGCTACATCGCTGTCATGGTTGATGGCATTCACGAACATTGCAAGAGTCTCTTTCGAGAACTTGCCCATTACACCGTCACGAACCACGGTCAAAACGGCATCAACTACAGCGTCAATCTGTTCATCGCTCATGCCACGCTCTTCTTGGAACTGACGAAGGGTTTCAAGACTCGCGTCCATGTTCTTCTCATATTCCTCGTCAAGCTGTCTTGACTTGGCTACACGCTCCACATAGTCCTTGTTGGCTTCGGCTATCTTCTCCTGCATTTCAGGATCGTCAAGCACGTCCTGTATTTCTATGCCGAAGTTTTTTACAAGCCCGACGTATGGGTCGTTACCATTGTGCATGTCAGCAAGGAACTGTGCACTTCTCGGGTCAGCGGCAAACATGTCGGACATGGCCTTTTCCCTGTCCTTGTAGCCGCTAAGATCCTGCTCGTATTGGTCGTAATCGTCGTAAATCTGACCGTAAATCTCCTCATCATCCTCGAACTTCTTGTCGGGATATTTCTTTCGCAGCCGTTCCAACTGTTGGTCGCGTCTGCTCTTAACTCCGTTGTTATCAGCCATTATCTTCAAAATCTTTAGAATGTGTCATATTCATTTGCAAAAATACCTATATAAGATGTGGACTGACTTTTAACTTTTGTGACCTCGTTTCTGTAACTTTGAGGAAACAATCGGGCACTTTTATGAAATACTTTGGCAGCATTCTTGAATTTACACGCGAACGTAATAACGACCTCATGAGGGCATATCGGGAGAAACTCGCAGAGGCATCCATCATCGTGATGCCGGTCATCTTCGAACTTGTCGCTCAGTCTCCGGCTTCTCGCTTTTGGGTGAGCGAGGAGAGGGCTGCTATTGTCATTTCAGCAATGGCAGCTGGAAAACCGATGCCAAGGATGAGGAGCAACAAGCGTGAAATGTTTGAGGAGATTTACCGAAGGTTCGTTATACTACGTGAGAAACAGCCCGACAAATCGGTGTACGAACTTGTGACGAAAATAGTAAATCAACCTGCACCGAAATTCTATCTCACGCCTCGTACAGTGGGCGAATTTATTTACCGAATAAAGAATGGATGGTATGACAACCAATGTGATAGATACAGAGATTGCACGCTTACTCGCTGAAAACGACCGGCGAAATGAGGTAATGTTCGCTCACTTCGACCCGGTCACGGGTGAAGGGTCCATAGGGGAACGTGTGCGAGTGTGTATCTCTGACTTTGCCATACCCGTCCAATGGCTCCCTGTAGAGATGATGAAAATACAAATGGTGAAGAAACTTGTCAAGGCTGGGTCTATCGACAAGTTTCTTTCGTCTGTTCTCCATGTTGAGCCAAACGATGATGATTACATCAAGGTCTCGCGTAAGTTCATAAGGCTACGCTTCAAACACGACTTTCCTTTCTGGGCGGCTACGCTCGTCTATATCCACAACAAGAAGGCTGGTAAGGACGTTTTGTTTCGGCTTTACTATCCGCAGCGTATTTTGGTGTCGCGTTTTGAGGCGAAGAGAAAAGCTCGTCTCCCTATACGACTAATATTGTTGAAGGCTCGACAGTGGGGTGGTTCTACTACAACACAGCTCTACATGGCATGGCTTCAGTTCAACCATCGAAAGGGACTAAATTCACTTATCATTGCACATCAAGGGGCGGCTTCTGACGAAATCAAGGATATGTTCGACCTCATGATTGACAGATACCCGGTAGAGTTCCTGCACAAACTGGGTGAGGCATATTCCGAGAACGAACCGAAGTTGGTTGGTGTAGGTAAGTCTGGCTCCACTCATCGCGTACCACAACGCAATTGCAAGATTAAGGTTGGCACTGCTGAGCGTCCTAATGGATGCCGTGGCGGTGCCTATTCTCTTGTGCATTTGTCAGAGGTCGGTTTGTGGCAAAAGACAGAAGGTAAGTCACCGCAGGACATCGTGCGTTCGGCATGTTCCGGTATTCTTTTGGAACCATTCACGATGATCGTAATGGAGAGTACACCGAATGGAACAGGAAACTTCTTCCACACAGAATATACGGCTGCTGCAGATCCTACAATCAAATCACAATATGAAGCTCTTTTTATATCGTGGTTTCAGATTGAGCAGTATTCCAAGCAGTTTGCTTCGGCTGATGAAATGCGTGAATTTGCACAATGGCTGTACGAAAATAGAGAGAATGCCTATGTGCCGTCAAATCGTGAGGAGTCCGGACGCTACCTTTGGTCGTTATGGGAGAAAGGGGCTACACTGGAGGCTATCAACTGGTACATAGAGGAGCGTGCAGGTAAGGACGACTTTGCTGTAATGGCTTCCGAGTTCCCTTCTGATGATGTGGAGGCTTTCGTTCATTCTGGTTCTATGGTGTTCGACAAATACCGTGTCAAGAAGTTCGAGCGGTTCTGCAAGCAGCCTCAGTATATCGGTGAGGTATATGCTGATGGAGACGAAGGAGAGGATGCACTTTCCAATCTCCGTTTCCGTGCAGACAGGCAAGGATTGCTTTCTATATGGGCAATGCCGGAAACATTCGAAGGCTACGAAGTTGTCAACCGTTATCTTACCGTTGTCGATGTGGGTGGACGTTCCAATAAAGCTGACTGGTCTGTTATCGTGGTATTCGACAGGCTTAGTATGATTGATGGTAGCGAGCCGCCGTCTGTGGTGGCTCAGTGGTACGGACATTGCGACATAGACCAACTCGCTTGGCGTGCAGCACAGATAGCGGCGTTCTACGACAATTCTCTTCTGGTCATTGAGTCTAACACGTTGGAGACTCACGACAAGGAGCGTCAGGTGGAAGGTGGCGACCAGTCGCAATATATACTCAATCAGATTTCAGACATCTACCCGAACTTGTATGCACGCAAGCAGTCGGAGGATGAAATAAGGGAGGGCGCACCGCGTAAATATGGCTTCCATACCAATGTGTCAACAAAGCCGATGATTATCTCTACCCTCATCAAGGTGGTACGCGACCGACTCTATATCGAGCGCGACAAACGCTGTCTGGATGAATACAACACCTATGAGCGAAAACAGAACGGTGCGTATGGTGCTATTACTGGCAAACATGACGACTTGCTTATGACACGTGCAATAGGTCTGCATATCTGCTTCCGGGAAATGGATATGCCTGAATGGGTTCCTATTGTTAACCGTACACTTAGAAAAGACAGAAGCCCCGTTTCCGAGGCTTCCATCTGATAGTTTTATTAAGACGCTTGTAGCATCTGCTGTGCCTGTTGCATGGCAGATGCGTTTGCGTTTTGCTGAACCTGCTGCGCAAGTTCCGGAGAAATGCCGTCCGGCACCTTGCCTTGTTCCAACTGTTCCCTTTGTGACTTGATGCTCTGCAGCAACTCGTCGGCAAATGGAAAGTCGCCGTGTTCCAACAGCTGCTCCACGCTGATAGCGTTCTTTTCCCACAACTGCATAAGCATGTCGTTGGTTAGAGCGCGGTATGCTGGGGTTGCTGTGCTCTCCACAATCGAAAGGTCAAACTCTACGTCGCGTATCTTCTTCGGGTCGTACTCCACAATGGTAGAGTTCTTTCCTGCAATGTTGAATACACGTGGCGTGTCGTAAAACTGCTGAATGTTCTTCACGTCCTTATACGCTCCTTCTTTTACGAAAGAAGAGAACGTGTCGAGCAAGTCAAGCAGAGACGTTGAGGCGTTCTGTGCCTGTTGATTGTACAGACTGGCCGACATACCCGAAAAACCGGGCTTGCCTTGCAATGCGCCGTTAACGCCGGATATGTCTTCGAAGAACTTCAACTGCATGCTCAGCAACTCTGAGATACCTATCTGTGTGCAGTTGTTGGCTATCTGCTGAGGCAATGGCGTTCCGGCCTTCGGTGTCCTGATCATGATGATGCCGTTGAAGCGTGCCCATTCGTCGGCAACGTCGTCCATTGACATTCCCTTCGGTAAGCAGTCTTCCGGGAACAACAGCACACCTTTTGCCGAAGCTCGCATAATCCAGTCGTACATCGTAATCAAACGGTTTGTGTATCGCTGCTGGTCTATTACATTGCTGACAAAGCTATGTATCTCACCGTCAATGAACGGATATGCTTTGAACACATACGGATGGCTCTTGTGCTCGTATGGGGTTTCGCCTTCTTCCAGAATATCACCAAACGGAGTGAGCATGTAATAATACCAGTAGCTATCCATAAACCACTCCCAACGTATAAGCGGCACATCGCTCTCGTCCATACCAAGCTCACGGGCCTCTTGTAAACGCTTGTTGTTTTCGTCTGTTACAAGGGCTTGGAAATCCTCAATGTCTATCTTGAACACATCGCCGTTGTTTACGTCATGGCAGCGGACACGTGGTTTGCTTTCTTTCCTCCACACTTCTATTACACGACACCTCGATGTGTCGTATGGCACAAGGAAGTCATAATAACCTTGTAGAGGATAGCCGAAGTTGTCAAAAGTAGCACTGAGATATGATTTGTCTTTGGCAAACTTGTATATCTCGGCCAGACGGTTGTAATCGTTCCCATCCTTGGCAAAGCGTCCGCACAATTCCTCAAAGCTGATGTCGTGTATCTCGCCCACACAACTGCAATCCCAACCTCTGAAGTCCCTCATGTTGTTGTCTATGAAGAAATTGTTGGGCTGAACATAGTCCGTCCAGCAGTCCAGCTTGTTTTCCCGCCAGCCGTACCACTTACGCTGCACGACAAAGCCCGATATAAGGAACTCCTCCATACATCGTGCGTTTATTTCTGTCATGCGGTTCAGCTGCATGTTGCATTGCAACACGGTACTCATCGTCTCGCCATAACGCTGCTCATCGCGGTCTCGTGCCGTACAAGTGGGTTCCTTGGCTTGACTGCGGTATATACCAAGTACAGCTTGTACCATACGACGAATGAGGTTGTTCTTCAAGGGTACATTACCTTGCTTCTTGATGAGTTCCTCTTCGCGTATTTTTCGACCATTCACACAAACGTAGTCATCCCACTGCCGTCCGTAGGTGTAGTTCTTGTTACGTTCACGGTCTCTGCGGAACGTATCCATAGCAAGCCAATACTGCTGGGCTTGCCACAATACCTCAAATGCACGGTTACCGCCCAACGTGTGCTTGGCTGTAGCTACGCTGTCCATTCCTTCATGAGGCATGACAGCACTCGCCTTATGTAATTTTCTTCTTGCCATATTTTTATAATTTGGGACGTGCAAAGGCAGTGCAAACCGAGAGCAATGAAAGCTCGCTTTCAATTGCCGAGGTGCAGCCTGCCTTCGCGAATGCAAAGGTAATTCCTTGCACCGTCCTTTGTTGTTTAACTATTGTTGCTTCAATCTGCCGATGTCTTCAAGCATCTTCGCACGTGTACTGAACATCGTGCTGACAATCGAGTCTCGTTCCTCTGCGCTCTTGCAGCGTAGATACTTCGACGTGAGTTCATTCATGTCATGCTTGTATCGCTTCAAGCGCATGTGCTGGCGCATGTCGTTCGACTGGCGTAGCTGCTTCATTCCCTCGCGGTAGGCTGCACGGTCCGTCTTCTTTATCTTTGACAATGCGGTCTCTTGCTTGGCAACAGCATCGTAATCACTGAGCAACTGTTTTGTTTCCTCAGTTTCCATTCTGCTGTTCAACTTCTCCTTGGCTTTCGTAAGCACTCGGTTCTGCTGGGCAGTCATTACGGAGTCGCGAGCTTCATCAGTGTACGCCCATCCGGTCAACGGTGCGCCTCTGTGCATCTTATATCGGGCATATCGCTCGGCTATCTCTGCCGGGGTCATGCCTTGCGCCTCTGCTGCCGTTGCGTTAAGCTCGTCAAAGTAAATCTTGTCGATCTGACTTTGTGGGCAGTTGATGATGCGCGTGATAAGCAGGGCACACTCGCGAGAGGTGTTTGCGTCGTCACCACAGTAGTCCATGATGGCAACCACTGCATCTGTCAGCGATTGAGGATTGACACCTATACCAGACTGAACCATCAAATTGGTCACATCGTTCATGGCGGCAACCTTGTCTTTGTTCCATTTGTTTACAATGTTCTGCAAGTCTGAACTAAGAGGCATATCCTTTGAAGCGGAGAATAGGTTCAAACCTTCGCCTTTAGCAAAGCCATTACCTACAGCACTCATCACGTCACCTCCAGTCAAGCCTTCTATACTGCCGAACATGGTATGGCAGAAGATGTCATGCCACATGTCGCTCTTCTCGTCCTTGTCGTCACCTAAGAGGAGATAGGGCAGATAGGCTCCCAAGTTCCAAGCAAACTGCAACAGATAGCCGAACACGCCTACGCGGACTATATCACGCATCAGGCTTCTTCTATACTCGCTCTTGGCGTTCTGGTCGGCCTTGTCGGGGTCTATGCCGTCTCTGCGCATCTGCTTGGCAAGATACTCCTCTGTGAGTCCTTTGTAACCGGGTTCAAAACGGTGTTTGAGGTTACGGAGTGCATCATACAGCTGACGTGTGTACGACATCGAAGAGTTTCTGAACACAGTGAACAGAACACTCAACCATGAACGGTCGGTCTGCATCGTAGAGAGGAACGCACTTTCACTCGACTGCTGTGTCTGGTTGAACAGAATAGTAGCGTCTTGCTTGGCTCGCTTCTCTGCCGTCTCTTCATCATAGCCGTAACGAAGATATTTCTTCTTCTTGGTCTGATACATAGAGTGTGCACCAATGGCAACAGTCAGTGCATCGACAAAGGCATTAGGAGACATACCGATACGCGAGGCTATTTCAACAGCGCGGTTCTGCCACATCTTCCAGTCCATTTCGCTCTTCATCAGTCTTGGGTCTCCTGCCATGCGGCTCTTCCAACGCTTCTCGAAGAGTGGAAGGTTTTCCATCGACCACTTCCAAGCTCCTATTGGATTGGCAATGTTTCCTGCAAGATATACAGGGCTGCTGTCAGAAAGATAAGCTGGCATAGAGAGGAACTGCTTTAATGCCGTGAACACTCTGAAACTAACCTTGGCTGCCGTTACGCCCTTCGCCACATTCACTGCGGCCTTGTCAAGGGCTGCAACTGGTGGGCGATAGGCTCCTGCGGCCATACTACACACATTGCGGAAGTTCTTCCACAGAGTCTTTCCACCACCATAAACACTCGTCATGTTCATAACTTGATTGCGGAAACGCTTGTATGACAGCAAGGTGTTCAAGTCGCGGTTGAACTCTGCAAAGGATGCCCAACGTTCCATCTGCTGAATGTGGTCAAGTATAACGCTGAATGCGTCTGCCCCCATCACGTCAAGGGCAAGATTGTTGCGTCTGCGCTTGATGATGCTACCGGTTGAGGTTGCTGGCAATGCGGTGTCGGTTGTATCGTCGGCTACGTCCACTTCTTCAATTCTCGCATTGGCAAGTATCTTCAAAGGGAAGTAGTTCTCAATCGCTGCCATTGAAGCACCGAACATGCGCTTATGCACCTCGTTGTACTCGTTGCGTTTTTCCACAAGGAACTCGTCCTGCATCCAGTCGGCAAGTTCTAAGAAGCGAGGATCAACAAATTCTTTTATGTTCTCCACATCTTCCTCGGTGATACCCATACGGCGCAACTTCATGCGGCCGTCTGCCATCTTGTCAACCATGTAGATATACAGAAGGTTTCCTTGTGTCAGCTCGTGTGCCTTCTGCTCGCCACCGTCCCAGAAGGTAACAGTTGCTTTGGGCAGGTTGCGCTCCAAAGAGAATAGGTCGCCCCATTTCATCTTCTTGTCGAATACTTCGCTAACCTTCTCGTCGAGCGTCTTCAAGGCGTTTTGATAACCGGTGTACTCCTTTTCGGTAGCCTCAACCCATCCACGCATATAGCGGTTCCACAAGTAGCCCTCACCGTTCACGCTTTTCTTTCCGAACATTCTCAGCATCTGGTCGAACGTGCCTAAAGGTGCAAGAACAAAGCGCACTATACTGTTATTGGCTATCTTCTGTGCCTTGCTTTCCTTGTGATGCTCGTCGTTAGCTCTGCCGGTCATATCGGAGTTGGCATTGTGATGGATGGTCTCAACGCGCTGCTTCTCTGCCTCACGCCATGCCTTGGCTCGCTCAACACTGCCACCAAGAACACCGCCTACTTGCTCCACTATACTGCGGTAGGCTTCGGCTCGCTCTATCTTATTCTGACGGATGGCATCGTTGGTTGACTCCACGTATTCACGGTAAGCATCGGCTTCCATCGTTCCTGCATCCAAGTCGGCCTTGGCTTCCTTAATGCTTTCGCGGAGAGCCTTTTCCTCAGCCTTGCTTTCGGTAATGTCCTCTACAAACTGATGGGCAAGCAACAGGCCGCTGTACTCGATGGCTGCTTCCTCGGCTACGGCATTGTCGTCACTACCCATACGGTTGGTGCAATCGGCAATGCGCTCCTCTATGTTCTCCTTTGGTAAGGAAGTGGCTTTCCTAACCACCTGCGCTATACGCTGGCCTTCTGGGTCAAGCTGTCCTTGCACCTCAATACCTCGCGCGTCAACGCGGCTTCCACGGATGGAAAGGAGTTTGCCCAGCTGGTTAGCTCCCATGCGTAGCTGGTTCTCAACCATGATGTCCATAACCTTCTGAACGTAATCACTTACGTCCTGCTTGCCATGTACATTGTTCACGGCTGATAGGATGCGCTTTGTCTCATACTTGCTCAGATCATCGAGCAATCCGTTTTCAAGCAACACCTTTGCAAGGTCTGTTATGCTCTTGACAGTTGATAGGTCATACTCTCTCTGACGTGCCATTGCCTGACGCAACTTGTTAAGATTGCCACCGATGGCTCTCATTGCATCCTGCTTGGCTTGCCAGTTGTCGGCATTGGCTTGGCTTGCCTCAACCTTCATCTTAGTGATGGTTTCTTCAAGTCCCATATTACCGTCGCGGAACATAATGCCGCCATCTGGGTCTGTTTCTGGACTATGATTGTCCTTTGCAGCGTGTTCAACATCAATAGGATCTAAGTGCTTAAGTGCTGCCTCATTGGGTTGGGCACTTTTTTTATACCCATCACTGAACTTAGTATCGCCGAAACCTGTCTTCCTGCGCATAACCTCAGTATCAGCAGCATCGAACACAGTAGGCTTACCACCATTCTTCTTACGCTTGTATGCCTCATGCAGAACAAACGCCCAGTCCTTATCACCCCACTTCCTCTTGCCGGGGATTTTCAATCCGTCCAACAATTTTTGTAGAGCCTTTTGGAGCATGGCTTTCAGTTTGCCCCAGAACGTAAGTTCTTCGGCACTCATCTTCTCGAAGCCTTTCTCACCGATACGTCCGGCAAGGTCGGCTCCATATTCCTCTGTTGCATCACGCTTGAACTGCTCACGCTTCTTTCCGGCTTCGGCATGTGCTGCTGCCATGTCTGCATAGTATGAAGCGTTGGCATCCTCGCCATTGGCTACATGCTCCTTGCGTTTCTTCTCACGTATGCGGTCCACCTCGGCATCGTACATCTTCTGCGCCATGCGGTCAATGGTGCCGCGTATCTCGTCCTTAGACACACGATAGAGTTCATCAAGGGCATTGTTCAGCTTAGCCTCATCAGGGAACAGCACGCGCAAACCATCGTGACCCACAACCTCATGCACAAACGTATTCTCAATGTCTGCCATGTTAGCATTGTTGGGAACAACAATAGTCACCTCGCCGGTTATAGGATTGAAGCTACCCTTCATTCTGCGCTGGCGCACGGAAGGTAATGCAGCCACTTCTTCCTCTGTACGGATGATGCGCACTGGAGTATGCAGACGTTCGGACAGTTCGGTCACTCTCTCGCTCATCGCACTTTCCATTGCTTCCTTCGGTTCGCCTACCCACTTGCCGGCCATCTTCGCATTGATGCGTGCTATGTCTTCGTTGCTGACGAATGGTGTGTGTCCTTCGCGTCCGGGGATAACATCGCGGCTTTCCCAGTTCTGCTTGTCGAGTGCAAGACTCTCCTCCGGTGTCAACTCCTTGCCGTCAAGTTCAAAGCGGTAACCCATCTTCTCCAACTCTCTGCGCACTTGTGGCACAAAGCGCTTGTAGTCACGGTGGGTCTTCAGCTCCTCACGCTTTCCCGGATGCTTCTTCCAGTACTCGTCAATGAGCTTAGCTTCCTCCTCACGGGTGAGCACCTTGTCTATCTTGCTCCAGCGTGAAAGATACAGCGTGCGGCCATTGTTCCACTGATGGGCACCGGTAGGCAACAGAGCATAGTCTGCGTGGAACGGCTCGTCTATCTCCGATTTCGGGATGAGGCTGCGTACCACAACAAGGTTGGGTCTCTTGTATGCCTCGCCAAACTGCGTATTCAAAGGTGTTTCGATGGCATGGTCGTATGGGTCGTATGCTGCCCACAAGCCCTTGTCTTCGGGGTTCTTCTTCAGGAAGTACTGCAACTGTGCCTCCTTGGTCTTAGGCTTCACGAATTTCAAACCGTCATTGATCTGCAACTCTGTACTCTTTTTGCCGTCAACCATGATGTAGCCAGACTTGTTGAGTTCGTCCAGCTTGCGCTGCTGCTCCTCCGTGAGTTCCACCTTTGGAGGTGCAGAATAGTTCCAACGTCTGCCTTCCAATGTTCTGCGCTCGCCTGTCTCGGCATCGGTAAATGCCATAGGTGAACCCAGTGCATCATCCTCAAAGGCTTGCACATTACGGTAAACAGGAACCAACTCACTCTCCGGCAAAGACTCCAGCTCCATTGCCTTCGGATCATCCTCATCAAGCAAACGGAACTTCGTCTTGTCTTCTTCCGATTGTCCAAGCTTGTTGTACTCGGCATCGAGTTCTTTCTGCTTGGCAATGGCTTCATCGAGTTCTTTCTGCTTGGGGAATGGCGCATCACCCTTAGGCATGGTCTTCAACATTTCGCTGTTGGTGTCATACTCGCGATGGTACACCTCATTGTTATGGATGATCTGCTCCAACAGACTGCGGAATACAAGACCTGCCTGTGTCGGGTCTTGTGGCATTCGCTTTGTGTAACGGATGCTCCATGCGTTGTTTCCTCCAAGCTGCACCTCGTAGTGTGAAGACAACAAATCATCGCCTGTTACAAACACGACATCGGCACGCTGACCGAAGCCTGCAAGCACCACTTTCTTGTTGTTCTTCAGTTGTTCGAGGATATACTGGCCAGCTTCCTTTGGTTTGTCAAAGTCCTGTCCATAATAAGAACCTTCTACGCACACCTTGACCTTTGAGGGATATGTGCCTTTTTCGTCTGGCTTGAAGCCCTCTCTTTGCAGGTCATGCACATCACTGTCGCTTAACGAGATAAGGCGTTTCAGGTTATCAACCTTCTTCGTCACCGTCTCGTAGTTCTGTCTCTTACGCTGTTGGTCACGCAAGAAGCCGTTGTAAAGTGACTTCAACTTCTTCACCAACTTGTCTTGCTTTGACTTCTCAAAGATAATTGGATTGCCAGAAAGTAAAGCAACCATCTGAGCAGGGTCGATATTGCCGTTTTCGTCAGCATCGCCCTCGTCAAAGCTGCGTTCACCAGATATGGTTCCCATCTTGAACTGTGTGAACATCTTGCCCTTCGCGTCAAGCAATTGATACTTGTATAAGTCAAGACTTCCCTCAGTAGCATAGTAGTGTACACGAACCTTATTATTGAGGAAATCGTGAGCCACAACATTGCCCTGTCTGCTACCACGGCCAATACACTGCTCCAAGTCGGCAGGTTGCCATGGCACGGTCAGCATGTGCAGGTCGGTGATGCGTGTCTGTACATTCACACCGGTACCCATGTTTCGTGTACCTCCAATGAGAATACGCACTTTGCCGTCACGCACCTTTTGGAACAATGCTTCCTTTTCTGTATCGTTCTTCACCTGCTGAATGTAGGCTATCTCTTCACGGGGTATGCCGTAGTCCTTTGTCAGTCGGTTGATAATGTCATGATAGGCATCGTATTCCTTGCCCTTTGTTGGGACACCAAGTTCACAGAACACAAGCTGCACGCCTTTTTGCTCCTTCATTTCGTCATACGACTTCTTGATGTTGTCACAGCAATAGGAAATCTTACCGACACTATCATCCATTTCCGGGAACACAAGACGCGGACTGACTGCCGCTTTTGCCGATATGCCCGATGCCACAAGTCCCCATGGGAATTTTTTCGGGTCTTTCGGGTGAATACCGAAATAGCTACCGTCCTTGGTCTGAAGCATATTCACAACCTCGCGGTTTATCTCAGCCACTGCATCTGACTGCGGAACAATCACAGTCTTTCCGTCCACCTTTGGCTTGGGCAGTTGCAGGTTATAGTCGTTGCGCACATCGGCAATCTCCGCATAGAGCTGCGACAATTCGGGAACATTGTCGAAATAGCGGAAACGGTCTTTCATCTTGAACTCGTTGGAAACACCAGCCTCCAACTCTGACGAATGTACGGCAAAGGTACTTGCCCATGCGTCAAAGGTCGGCATACCCAACTGCTCCAGTTTGCGCGGACGCAAATAATTGAGCAGGTTGTATATCTCAACAAGAGAGTTGGTGATGGTCGTTCCCGAAAGGAACACTGTTCCCTTGTCACCTTGGTGCATCTTCTGCAAGTGACGGATGCCAGTAAGCAGAGCAACGGCTTTGTTTGAACCTGACGCTTCACCCAACCCTGCTACGTTCTGGTAACTGGTGACATAGGGCAATGATTTGAACTGGTGGCACTCGTCCACAAACAGATAGTCTATGCCCATGTTCTCAAAGCAGAACTCGCGGTCGGTGCTGCGGTCAAGTCGTTTTTCCAACTTGGCGTGCAGGTTCTGTCTGCGCTTTTCAAGCGATTTTATCTGTCGCTTGGTGAGCTGGCTCTTGTCTCCTGTGCCATAAAGGTATTCAATCATGGCATCGAGCTGTGCCAGCTGCTCATTCACTACATCGCCTTCTGCCTCCTCGGAGTGCGGTATCTTGCAATACTGCTCATGACTCACGATGATGCAGTCATAATCATTGAGCGAGATATTGGCGAAGAATTTCTTGCGGTTCTCGGTACTGAAGTCCTTTTCTGATGGTGCAAGCACACGTGCGGTAGGATATGCCTCCTTGAACTCGCGTGCTATCTGTGGCACAGTTGACTTCAATGCCACAATCATAGGCTTCTTGGCTATGCCCATTCTGCGCATTTCCATAATAGCTGACTGCATTACAAGTGTTTTACCTGCACCTACGATATGATCAACAATACCGCCTCGGTTGTTGATGAGCATCCATACGGCATCTTTCTGATGCGGACGGAGTTCCTTGCCCATCAATCCGGGCACGTTGAGGTGTGAACCATCCCACTTGCGGAGCACAATGCGGTTGAAGCGGTCATTATAGGCTCTCTCCATCGTCTGTACTCGGGCATCATCACCGGGCAACCATTGCTCAAAATGCTCTCTGAGGTCTGCCACCTTGCTGTTGGCAAGTTCGGTAGCCTCTTGGTCAATCCATGTGTTGCCGTCCTTATCCTTACGCACAATACGGAAGTCCTTGTCTTCAAGGGCTGCTTGGAATATCTCCTTGACACTCTTGTCGGCAGTCTTCCAATCATCTGCCTGTCCTCCGAGTTCCTTTGCTTCGATATTGATTTCAAAGGTGTCTGTTTCCGGGACATACACTACGCCACTCTTGATGATTTCCCTACGCTCACCATCAACCCACTCATAGTTGCGTGAAGACGACGCGTGCAATCCAAGGGTCTCTTTCACAAAATCGTTGAGTACTTCTTGCGGTATCCATCGCGCACCAAGGTGTATTGTGATGTCGTCGAATGGTATAGTGGCTGGCTGCACCTGTTCCAACTCCTTGACATTGCGTTCAAAGGTCGGGTCTGTTGCAGCTGCGGTCTTGGCCTCCTCCAATTTGGCTACTACATCGCCACTGAGGTATTCATCGCGCGTTACATAGCGGTCGGTGGCGTTTGGCTCCTTGAATACGAGGTCTCCACACTGCTCAAACCAGTCTGCGCCCAAAGCCTTTTCAATATACTCGCCACGGATTTCACCATACTCTGCTAACGAGGTGGTTATGGCTTCCTGCGGTGTCTTGGCATCTTCAAGTTTAAGGGCTGGCTTGATGGTGTTCTTGGTGAAGATGTCGGACAGCCCTTGGAACTTGCCGCCTTTCCATACTTCAAGTGCTTGCAGTGTATAGCCGTCAATGTCACTGAGGACAACAGCGTTGTCGGTGTCCTGCAACTTGCCATACTTGCTGACAAACTCATCGTATGCTCGTTTGAGCTTGGCACGTAGCATGTTGAGCTTCGTGTCCGAAAGTCCATCAATCTGCCCTGCAATGAGTTCTTTCATAGCGGTACGTACCTCTCCCATGGCAATGATACGCTTCTTCTGCTTAGCCAGCTGTGGCTGCTCTTCAAACACCCTTGTCACCTCGCCATACTCATTCTTGGTAGCGGTCAGCACACCGACCTTGCCGTCTTGAATGACAAGGTTGCCAGTACTTACCCAGTTGCCATCACCCTTGTACTCCTCACGAACGGCTTGTTTAACCTCGCGTGATGTGCGTGTGGTGTCAAAGAGCATTCCCTTGCGGTCACCAACAATACGCTTTACTGCTTTCTCAACTTCCTTGGCTATCTGATCGGTGGTCAGTTCGCTATGTAAGCCGAAACTCTTATCATTGTATTGATTACCTGCCACTACGTCGCCAATCATGTTCTTGCGGTTGCTCGCATAGTAGGCATTGTGCGACACCTTTTGCTTCTCACCATTGCGCTTGTTGGGTGCAGTGGTCTCAGCGGAAGACAAAAATGCTTGCTCACGTGCCGCATAGTCAGGGTTCTCTCGTGTCTTCTGAGCGTCCTCTTCATCCTTCCACTTACGGATATAGATGATGTCGGCCATTGCGCCTGTGCCTTGGAATGTGTTGTCGGGCAGTCTGACAGCTCCCAGGAACTCGCCCTGCTCGGCTATGTATCTACGGATATGCTGGTTGCTCTGCGTGTCCATCACGGCAGGACTTGTCATCATGGCAACAATTCCGCCGGGGCGTGTAAGTTCGAGCATCTTCACAGCATAGTAGTTGTGAATTCTCTTCTGTGCCGACCGCTTAACAGGACTGTTGTCGTTCTTCCATGTCGGGTCGTTTACTTCGATGTCACCAAATGGCACGTTACTTGTCACCACATCTTGCGAGTTCGGTGTGAGTTCCGACTTCTCAAAGCCACAAATGCGCACATCAGCATCAGGATAAAGGGCGCGTGAAATCTGTCCCGAAAGCCAGTCAAGTTCAACGCCAGTTATCATTGTGCGCTCTTGAATGTCTTTGGGAAGTGTTCCCTCAAAGATGCCGTTGCCCATTGAAGGATCGAGGAAAGTGCCGCCTTTGAAACCTGCAAGCGAAAGGAAAGAGTTCATCGCACTTGCAATCTTGGTCGGGGTATAGTATGACGATAGGGCAGCTCGCTTGATACCTGCAAACACGCCTTTCTTGCCGTCTGGGTCAAGCGTGTCGATTGCATTTGCAAGTCTGCGGTATGGCGAATTGCCGTAGGTGTCCCTACGCATTTGGTCAACAGAATAGAACTTGCTCAACTGGTCTATCTGTCCCCAACCACGGAAACGAGAAAGTATCTGCTTTTCTTCATCAGTGGCCTTACGTCCCTCTTTGAAGAGTTTGGCTATTACCTCAATGGCTGACACGTTGCCCTCCAAACGCTGTGCAGGCGTATAGTTGTCGGCTTCATTGCCGTCTGTGCCATAATGGAAGTTATTTGTAAACTTGCGCACAGGTGTACGCTGCTTCTTTACGGCAGAAGGTCTACTTCCCTCGCCAGTGGAGCTGGCAGGTTCTCCCGAAGAAAGTTCTTTTCCTCCACCGTCAATCTCTCCTGTCTGAACAGTGCGCGGTCCAGCAACTCGTCCACGCTCATCTGTGGCTCCGTTGGAAACTGTTCCATCAGCTGTGCTCTCATCACGTCCCCGATTTCCGACTGGTGGTTGTATTCCCCCGACCTCATCAGTTCCATGTACTGCTCCGTCAGCTGCTTCTCGTCCGTTTTCACGGCTTGCATCAGTTGACCGCTCTCCGTCAGTTCCTGCAACTGCTGTGGTGCGTTCTGCTCCATCAGTTCCAGTTTCATCAATGCCCACGGTGTCCGGGCGTTCTGCTCCAGCCACTGTTTGGCTTGGGCTACTGCTATTGCTGTCTGCTGTTTCATTATTATTTGGTTCATCAAACAGCCCGGCAAACAAATCACCTACAGGCTGCTCTGGTTTAACTTTCTTAGTTGCATTTTTCTTGGATGCAGGCTTTGGCTTGTCTGCTGGTTTCTCTGATGATGTTGGCTGAACGCCGCCATCCTTGGCACGTCTCGCCACCTCTGCCTTGATATGGGTGCCCATATCCTTGTCGTCGCCATACTCCTTGTCGAGTTCCGACAATTTCTTGTCTGAAATCTTAGGAAGCAATGTGTTGAGGCTCTCGATCTTCGACTTCATTGAATGGTCAGTCATGCCCGGATTGAGAATGTCAACAACATGAAGCTGTATGGCAGTGTCTTCTGGCAATGCCGCAACGGCATCCTCGTTAATACCATCCTCGTAGAAGTCACCAACGGCTTCATGCTTCGGCTCGGCTGACTCGCTTGGCTTATGGCGCAACTGGTCCGGGTGAGCATTAACCCACATGACAGGAGCAAGGCCGGTGTCAATGCGGATGCCGCCCTCATCGTTCGGCTGCACTACAACTGCATCAGTCCATGTGCGACCACCATCGGTTGAATACTGCACCTTGTCACCTGCTGCATACTCTCCTTCATTGGTCACGCCACTACCTATAAGATATTTATAGGCTTCACGCTGCACCTGCTTCAGAAGGTCAGAATACGTAACATTGCTGTCAACGAATACATTTCTACCGTAGCGGTCATTGCCGGTGCCTCCAGGATGGTCAACACGGAACATGATGTGAGTAACTTCAAGGTCGCTGCCTCCAAAGCCATCTACACCCTTGGCTGCTCTTGGCTCAACGCCTATTGTCAGATACAGCTCGCGTCCTTCTTCTAATGGCAGGTGTATAGACACATCACCTCCAATAGGGGAAATGTTGGAAACTGCAAGTGGCTTTTTCTTACGATTGCCTTTCTTATCCGTCTGCTTTGAGTGAGAAGCCTCATAGTGGCTAAGGTTCAAATCAGAAATCAACTGGCTTGCAAGGTTGGCTGCATCCTTGACGGCCTTCTTCTCGGCATTACGCATGTAGCCGTATGCCTCGTTGTAGTCCTTCTCCACCTCGTCAGCCTCATAGTAGCCAAGCAGGGCAAGCTGCTCATTTACCTTGTCGAGGGTTTCATCTACTCGCTCTGCTGCTCCGGTGAGGGCTTGCTCGTCGCTTGAAGTTTCTGCGAGAGCCGTTGCTTCGCTTGCAACAGACTCTGCTTCTGCTGCAACAGCATCTGTATTTGCTGCTGTCTGCTTTTCGGTTTCTTTTCGTTGCTCATTTCTTGTTGCCTTTAATTCATTGTTTGCTTTTTCTGCGGCCACTTGCGCCTTGCCTTCCTCAACTATCATGTTGGCTTGTGCCATTACGTCCTTGGTAGGCTTGTCGAAATTCTCCACGTCAAAGGCTTTTACCTCTTCGTATGGAGTGAGGGCGTATTTGTCATAGCCGGGAACATACTCCAGCCCTCCATAGAAAGCCTTTAACCAAGGGCGTACCTTGTCGCCCAATGCCTTAACCATCATGGAGGCATAGTTGCCAAACGACTCATTGCCACGCTCAACCACGGCCATGGCCAGACGCTGACCGACTGACATGAGCTTCTGACGCTGCTCTGCAGTCAGTTCGTCCGGATCACGGAACTTAAACCCGGCATCGCCCTCGTCGCCACCAATACCGAGAATATCACGAATGTCATTCATCAATCCGTTCATTTCCTCGTCACTGACCTCATACTTAGGCTTCTCCGGCTCTATTGGTTCTTCTGTAGGCACGCTCTCTACGATGTTTGCAGGTTTCTTGACTGCGGTTTTCTTGCTTGCAGTTGGCTTCTTCGGCTCCACTGCATCGCGAAGTTCCTGCGCTGTCATTGGCTGGTTGTCTGCAACTGCTTCCTCATTACCAACCATTTCAGCGGCCTTGCGTGCGTCCTCTTCGCTACGGAACATCCAACCACCGCTCTCACGGTCTTTCCATCCGCGTACAGGGGCAAAGCGTCCCTCGCCTGTACGTTCTTTGGCAAACTCCTTGACTGCACGCTCTTGGTCGGCTGTCAAGTCATGGTCAAAGGTAAGGAGAGAAACATCGCTCGTCTTGCCCCTCTTATTGGTGTAGGTTGAAGGAGTGATGGAATAGCCGGCTTCTTCCGGTGCATTGATTTCCACAACGTCCTTCTTCACCGACTTTACCAAAGGCTCTGCATCATTATAGTCAAAATCATGATACTTTATTACAGACACAGACTTCAAATGACCCTGTGCATCTTTGTGAGCAACAAGCTCATAACGAGCCTTAGCCTGTGTATCATTCACGGCAATAGAGTTACCATTCTTTGCAGTGAACAATTCACTTTCCGATTTGAACAACTTGTTGGCTGGTATCTCAACATCTGTTCGCTTGGCATTGTATGTGCCATAGCTTTCGGTGTGTGAAGGATATTTTTCAAGTACTCTTTCAGCAAAGTTGATAACATTAGAACGAGTTACGCCATTAGGTATAACCTCATCTCCACTATCACGGACGAAATCGTCAAAGGAGTTGCCGAACGTCTCTTTCTTCACCAATGAATACTCGCTAAAAGCCTTTGTCTTGCGCTTGCTTGATGCAATCCACTTTTCAAAGTCTTCGAGGTTCACAGTAGACACGTCAATCCTGCGACCATTTTCCCAACCACTCTCATAGTTGGCAAGATAGTCGCTCTTTGCCTCGTCCACATCGTTGAAGCCAAGCATAACCTTGTGCTCGTCAAAGCTGCCGTCGGGGTTGTACTGGTCAACAACGAACACCTTGCGCCCGTTCCAACCGTCAATATCATTGGAGAGGAACACGTCAATGTGGTCGCCGTCAACACCCACGGCACCACGAATGTAGCCGTAAGTGTTGTTCATCTTGCTTTCCCATTGCTTGCCGTCAGCATCGGTGCCTTTACGCACGCTGCCCTGCGGCTGCTCAATGGTGATGTCGAACGTACCGACTTGCACATGTCCCTTCTTATAGTTGCCGGCTTCCTTCTGTGCCTCGGTGGGGTCGGTGTTCACTTCGGCTGAGGCTGCTTCAATCTTGGCAGACAACGGCTGCTCATTGCCGTCAATATAGTTGGCTACTTCGTAGAGGTCGCCAAACTGCTTGCCGTCAATTTCATAATAGGTTCCGGGATAATTCTTGCTCTTGTCAGGAGCGTCAACCTTGATAACTTCCTTGCCATCAACGAACATACGGTGCTTGTAGATTTCTCCATATTCGCTTGGTTCCGTCCACTCGTCTTCTGTGTCGGTGATGCGCTCGCTCAGTTTTTCTTCGGCTTCCTTCGCTAATGCGTCTGCATCGGCTTCGTTACCATTAACTGGTTCTTCACTGGCTACGACTGGCTGTTGAGGCTCTGCACCGCTCCCAGCAACAACCGTAGCTTGTTCGCTTGCCTCGTCTCCTCCAGCTGGCTCTGCGGCTTCTGCTCTCCGTTTGCGTTCTGCAACGGCTGCGTCGATGAGGGCTTGTTGTTCTTTTGGTGTAGCATTTCTGAAATATTCGTTTACGTTTTTGAGAATTTCTTCCTTGGAGGTCACGTCTCCGCTGAACATGTCTATCTGACCTGCAGCAGATGATGCAGCCTCGTTATTGTATGTAGAGAGAACCTTGCGCAAGTCGCTCGGCTTTCCGCTGTTCAGCAGGTCGGCAAGGAGCAACGTAACGCCATCAGTTACACGACTGTCTCCGTATTCGTCGTCAAACAGACCCTGCTGTCTGCCGTAAGGAGATACCGGCATACCTTCCTTATAGATCTCGAGCGAGTCAGACTTGGCACGACTCACAAGGTCAACGGCTGCTGCCAATTCCTTGCTAAGGTCATAGCCGCTCTTGGCGAGGGTGCGGTTGTTGGCAATCTCGTTCAAGCCCATAACAACAGACTGACGAAGTGTCGGTGTGCTGATAATCTGACGCACGGCATCGGGCGAAGTCTGGAAGACCTTGCCTATAAGTGTGTTCTCGATAAGTTCCTTACCTGCTGCCGACAAAGCATTGCCAGTGCGAAGCTCCGGCAACTGCATTTCGTTAATAACTCCTGCATCCAACAACTGACTGATGGCAGAAGCCACTGATTTGTCGTCGGCATAGTAGTCAGACATGCGGTCAAAGCGGCTGATGTCATTGGTGATGCTTGTGAACACATTGTCAGGAACAATCTTGCCAAGCTTCACGGCATGCTCCGGCTTGCTCTGTTTCTTCTGCTGTTCAGCGTTGAAACGTGCGAATGTGGTTGCATCGTAGGGCAGGTGCTCGTCCGGGACGAACACCACACGCGGATGTTTCATGCCGTCTATCTGTTCGGGGGTGAAACCATACATCTGTCCGAACTCGCGCAGGTAGTCAATATACGCCTTGTCTGTTCCCTGCTGGGCTGCAATGTCGCCCGACATGGTGCGGTTGTTGCCCGAAAGCACTACCCCGTCCTTGCTGACAATGACTGGTGTCTGCAAAGCTCTGCTGTCGTAGCTGTCTGCCATATCCCTAACAATGCGCTGTGCGTCTTTGTCACGCTTGTAGTCGCGGTCATTCACGCTCTCACCATTCTCATCAACCGGGAAACCTTCAGTAGGCTCGTAGGCATTGTTCACGTCATGGCTGGCTGTGGCTGCTCCTGCCTCAGTGAGGACGTAGTGACCGCGGATTGTAGAACCATCTGCAAGGGTGATAGCATTAGGATTGCCCTCAACCTTGGTGGCTCCGTCCCACTTTGCTTTTATCTTCGGGTTCACGGCATGAGTGCCGACGGCCTCTTGCTCGGCTGCTTTCTCAGCGGCAATGCGCTTGTCTTCCTCCAGACGTGCAACGGCTTCGGCGTGTAGCTTTTCCTCGCGAAACTTGCGCTCTGCCTCCTGCTGCTCACGGATGGCACGCTTTCTGTCATTCATAAGGGAGTTGATGCGCGACCAGGCGTTCAAGTTCTCTTCGGCTGCGGCTACTTGGGCGTTATACTCTTCCATGGCGGTGTTGTAGTTGGCCTCTGCTTCCTGCTGCGCCTTTACCATTGCCATTGGTGAACCTTTCAGAGAAGGAGCTTTCTTTGTGGGTTCCTTCTTCTTCAACGCTTCAAGTGCCTTAGTCGCCTGTTCTACTTGCGCTCTCACGATGGCAGTAGTATTTTCATCATTGCCTCCGGTAACCTCGTTGAGAGCGTCAAGGGCTGTCTCGCGGTCTGCCTTCTCAAACATAGGTTCACCGGTTTCCTCGTTGATGGGTACACGCTCCAATGCGGTAGGCTGGCGGTTTGCCTCCTCTTCCTTGCGTTGCTGTTCCTGCTCCAACATCTGTTGGTTGTGCTGCTGCAACTGCTCGGCTTGCTCTTGCGGAATGGTGATACCGTTGCTCTGTGTGGCTTCATTGAAGGCACTGTGGGCGTACTGTTGCAACTGCTCATCGGTAAGCTGTGATACGTTTTCAGCCGAATTTGGTACGTTTTCACCGTTTTCTGGTACACCAAGCACGGCTTCATGCTCGGCTTGAATGTTTGCGTATGCCTCATCGAGTTCTGTCTGTGGGTCGATGGCCTCACCAAGAGAGAACAGTTGGTCTGGGCTGGCAAACTTATACTCGCCAGTCTCTGCATCACAGATAACAATACTCTGATCCGAATTGCGCACGTCAATGCCGGAACCATCGGGGAGCATCACGACATTGCCCTTGACAACGTACACTGGCTTGTCGTCAACCTTCATGGTTGCAGGCTGGACAACGCCCATATCCTTATGGGTATGTCGTTCCACATTGGCTTCAACCTCCTTGCGCTTGCCGTCGGCGGCTTCATTGGAAGCGTCCATAACGCCCTCCATTGCTGCCTTGGCATTGACATAGTAGAGTACAGCGTCCTGCTGGTCTTCGCTTAGTTCCGGATTGTTGACAAGCGGCCAAGGGTCTTCGTTTATTTCTGCAATGCGCATTTCAGCGTCAGCACCGAAGGCATCCTCACACATCTGGTAAGCCTCCTGCATACGCAAAGTAATGGCATCTACCTCGGCCTTAGCGTCGGCATCGCCTTTCTCCACCTTATCCCAAAGCAGACGTGCTTGGTCGTATACGGCTGCGGCGGCTGACTCTTCCTCCGACATAGGCTGCTCTGCCTCTGCGCTGGCTCCTGCCTCCTCGCTCTTCTGTTCCGGGAACAAACGCTTGATATAGTCTTCTACAGCTGCTTGCTCCTCTTCGGTGCGGTTCTTCGGCTCCTTGCGTAGTGTAGCGTCAACGTCCACGCCGGTTTCCTCCTTGATTGATGCGCGGATGGCTTCCGGACGTTCATAGTCTGCCATTGACTTATTGGCTTCTATGGCGCGGTCTATATCCTCAACCATCTTGCCATAGGCCGCAATAGCATCCTTGTCGCCCTCCTTCACAGCCTTGTAGTTGTGCATGACAGTGGCAAAGTCGGCACCGGGTGCAACAGACTCAACAGCGGCTTGCACAACCTTGGCATTGGCGGCTGCTTCCTTGTAGCGTTCACCAACGTCCACACTGTTAAGCTCTGCCTGACGCATGATGTTGGCCTCCTCCTTCTTTGCCTCTTCCTCGGTCTTGAAGTGACGGCTCGTTACAACCTCACCTTGTGCGGTCATAGCCTGTACTGTCACGCCGTTCGCATCCTTATTGGTTGTATAACCAGTGACGGTGCCCATCGGCAACATACGTCCAGTGAGGATATAATATGCCTTCGCTCTTGCGCTCTGACTGACGTTCGGGTCCTGCATGAGGCGTTCCATAGCTTCGTAGCCGTCAAACTCCGGATTGCTCACACGCTCGGCCTTTGCATGTTGGAAGTCAACGTCAAAGGTCATGGTCTTGCCGTCCGTCATGGTCGGCTTGGCTTTTGGCTTGTTCGGCTGCTTAGGTGTGCGAGTGAAGAGCGATGCAAGGTCACCATATCCGTTACGTCTGAGTTCCTCACGTTCCTCCTTGGTGAAGTCGAGGTCACGCGGACTCGCATCCATGCACTTACGTAGTCTCTCAGCAAAACTTCTTCGGTTGTGGTTGCGCTCCTCCATGGTCTTAGGCTCAGCTATAGGTCGAAGACCGGCAATAACCTGCGGTGCCGACTTGATGCCGTGGCTTACCTTAAAGCCCAACATCATAGCCATGTTGTCCGTCCAGATGTCCATTGCCTTGCGCTTTCTTGGGTCGTCGTCTGCTAACTGTGCGTTCTCGATCCATTCGGGAGTGGCAAAAATAGTTCCCTCGGCAACAGTAGAGGTCATAAGCTCTCCTGCACGGATGCCCACCTTGCCTGCCGTGCTCTCGGTGGCCTTCACCAACTTGTCAGACACATTGCCCAACACTGGAGATAGGGTACCGGTAACCGAACCAAGCAACATGCCGTGCCCGGTCGCCTTCAACATGTCGCCAGCTGAAAACTCATACTCGCCAGTTTCCGGGTTCAATGTTCCGCCCAGCCTCATCTGCTGCTGCATGTTCTTCAAGCCCTCGAATGTACCGAAGTTGGCAGAACCTGCGGCCACTCCTGCAACCATACGTCCGGCAAGTGTACGACCGATGTAACGCTCTGCAGCTTCTTTGCTTGCGCCTTTAAGTGCCATCTTGCCACTCAGTTTCAAGGCTTGTTTACCTGCAAAGCTACCAACACCACCCGAAATATAGGTAGTCGGGTCAATAGCCATATTCAAAACGGTACCAGTGATGTCGAGCGCACGATGATCTGTGCCATATCTGCCCATCGCATCCATGTCGGCGGCTTCTGTTCCGATGGAGTGGGAGAATAGACGTGCTGCCATATTGTCGGACATCGTCTGTGAGAAGAACGGCTGGTCTGCAACCTTGCGAAGAAGGAACTCCGTCTTGCTCTTAGGCATTCGTGCTTGCACTGCACGCTCATAAGTAGCGTGGTACACCTCGCCTTGCAGGGCTTCCTTTGCAGCTTGCGATACCGTTCTGCCTTTCAGCTCCGACGGATGCTCACGGAAGTAGCGGCTGTAGTTCAGCATCTGATTGTCCTTATACTCCTGTGGCATATTCTGCAACACAGACTGCGCCATCTTCTCCAGATTGAACGTGTCCTGACGCTTGACTGCTCGTTTGATGTCGCGCAAAGTCTCGTCACCTCGTCGCAATGGCATACCATCGGGACCAAGAGGAGTGATAGATTTCTTCAACCTTTCCCAGAAACCGCCACCTTCAGCACGTTCCATATCCTTGCGGTACGCCTCGTCAGCCGCTCTGTCCTCGGCTTCGGCACGCTGCCACTCTTCCTCGATTGCTTTGCGCATAGGAGCCTCATAGTCCAGCTGCGCCTGTTTGCGAACGTCCTCGGGCTTGTTAGGGTCAAGTCCGTTCTCCTTCATACGGTTTTGGAATTGGTGGGCGAGACGTGCCGTTCTTGCCTCATACTCGGCTTGGTTGGCCTCTATAAGTGATGTAGTGAGCGTACCATCGGGCAATACCCACTGGGTTTTCGCCTTGCCGTTCTCATATTTCACTCCGTATGGCTGAGGCGACTGCTCGCTCTGCACCGGCTTCTGCTGACTTCCACCGCGTGCGCCACTACCTGCTGGAGCCGGGGATGCGGTGTTGAAGCCGACGACATGAGTAGGAGTGCCAGCCATACGCGCTTGAAACTCTCCAAGTCTGCGTCGCTCGCGTCCTTTCTGTGTCAACGGCTCCATCATGCGGCCAATCTTGGCATTGGTGTTGGCAATGCCCTGCTGCACCTGCTGCTTCATCTGGCCCATCTGCAAGCTCATGCGGATTTTGTCCTGCTCCGTCATAGGCGTGCCCTTCGGCTTCTGCTTCTTTGGCTGTTCCGGGGATGCCGAAACGGCTGAGGCTGGCTTCCGCTGTCCAGAAGATGGGGTTTCCCTCTTGGGTGCCGGTGCCGCCTTTGGTGCATACATGCTCTCGAAGTCGTCCATGCTGCCCATGTTAAGCCCCATGCCCTTGGCCTTCTCGTAATACCACTTGCGGTCTTCACCGTTGGCAAGCGAAGACTTGAACTCTGCTTCACTGCCAATATTGTAGCCCTTGGCTTTCAGTTTGCCGTAGAGCCACTTGATGTCGTCATTATCGTTTACTTGTGCCATTATCTTCTTCTGCTTGGTGGTGTATTATCGTTATTGCCTCTTCGTCTGCGACTTGGAGGAGTGTTGTCTGGGACTACGCGCTTGGCATAACCACTTTTCTTCTTGTAGGTAGTAGTGGACTTGCCGTTGGTCTCACTGTCAGTCGTACTTGTAGAGGTAACATCAGTTTCTTCAAACGTACCGTGTTGCTTGGCAAAGGCCTCCGCAGCTGCTGCCGTTCTGAACTTGTGTTCGCGTCCATTCTCGTCCCATGCACTGAACTCGTCGTTGTTGGAGCGGTCGTGCGCTCTTGCCGAAGCATAATGGTCTGTGGCCGCTGCCCGGCTTGATGCAGCCGACGCTCTCTGTGCCTCACCTCGTGCCTTTTCGGTATCAACCTTTGCCTTGTAGAGGTCAGGAGCATTGTCCGCTTCTGCCTTGGCGGTAACAGCCTCCTGTTCGGCTTTAGTAGCCTTACCAGCTTGCTCACGCTGCTTGTCGGGCTGCAATGCCGCAAGCCATCCGTGCTCTTCTTGCTCACGCTGTGCTTTCTCCCTCGCCAGCTTAGCACGTTCCTGCTGCGCTTCCATTTCTCGCAAGGTCTTGGCACGCTCGTTCTGTGCGTCACCGATTTTGAGTGAATACTGGAGGTATTTGTCCGCGTTGGCTTGTCGTTCAGCTTTCAGCTTCTCCAGTTTCTCCTGCAATGGCGTGAGCTGGCTTGCCTCCTTGTGGTCATACATGTTAGGAGCACCGCGAGTAGTGAAGAAAAGGTTGCTCAACGCTTGCAGACCGTCGCTGACAGCTGAAACAATCTTCGCTGACTTCTCCCTACGTTCTCTCTTCTTGCGTTCCTCCTCAGTTTCCGGCTTCACGCGGTTAGCGGCTTCCTGCAAGGCTGCTATCTGCTGATCGTAGCCCATCGTGTCGTTGTGTGGCGACACACCGGCTGGCTTGTCGGCAGGTGGTGCCACATCTGTCTTTGGTGGTTCCTTCGACTCCGACGGCTCCGGTGCATTGCCTCCGCTGTTCTGCTCGGTCCATGCCTCCGTCCCTTTCGGTGCTGGCTCTGGCTGTGCAGGCTGCTCGGCCCATGCCTCCGTCCCTTTCGGTGCTGGCTCTGGCTGTGCAGGCTGCTCGGCCCAGTCAAGCGAACCTTTAGGTGGGGTATATCCACCATCATTGCCCTGCTCGTACTGTTCCTGCTGTTCTTCTGTCCAATTACTCATGTCGAATGTTTTTAGAAGGCTCCAGCAATCCCTGCACCTGCTTTGGCTACGCCCTGCACGGCTTGACTGATGGCTTGTGCCTTGTTAATCTCCAAATTGTTCAACGCTTCGTTGATCTGCGAGTCGCGCTGCTGATAGGTCTGCTCAATCTGGTCTTTGCGGTTCTCCGCATTGACAGCTATCTGCGACGTCGCATCGGCCAATGCTTGTGCGTTCGCGGCCTTGGCTGCTGCTGTGCTCTCGTCAGTACCACCCATCACGGCTTGGGCACCTGCCGCCTGTCGGTTGCGGTTCCTGATGCTCTCCTCCGTCTGGGTGAGTATGCGCTGAGCGTCCGCCCTCTGCGTCGCATCCTCGTTATAACGACGGTCATACCAGTTCTGGTTGGCCTCCTTCTGTGCTTGGAGGTTCTTCTTCACTCGTCTCATCGCCTTGCTTGCGCTGATGCCGCCAAAGATGCTGCCGGCTGCTCCGAGTGCGCCTCCTGCTATGCTACCAATTAGTCCCATATCGTTTTATGTTTCAAAAGTTATAATTCGTGCGCTAAATTAGTAATGTATCTTTGCCCAGTACTTTTAACTTTTGCGCCAACGGCGCAACACAAAACATATTCAATATGAAGGGAATGAAGACCGGTGGCCGGAAAAAGGGCACACCAAACAAGGAGAACCCGATTAAAGGGTTCATCAAAACACATTCCTTGGCATACTTCGAACCCAAGGAAATAGTTGGCGACGACGGTAAGAAGCGCACAATGTCAGACTTCGACTGCGACATGATGATGCTTGCGCCCGACGATCGCGTGAACGCCGAGCTGCGCTTGCTGGAGTTCCACACGCCAAAGATGAAGGCTATCGACGTTGACATGAACGCACACGTCTGCGTACGCACAATCGAAGACAAGCTGCGCGTCCTTTGTGGCGAGGAAGAAGATGATGACGACGACGAGGACGATTAAGCCAGTCTCTATTTCATCTACTTTTAGACCGACTCATTTTGTTTACTCATAGTTTTTTAGGCTTCGACCTGTCCGTGAGGATGGGTCGTTTTTGTTTTCATGCTCTTCAATAAAAACCCCTATGGGGTTATTTCAGAAACCCCTAAGGGGTTATTAAAAACGCAAAACAAAAACCCCTATGGGGTTATTTATAAAACCCCTTACCCGTTTTTTTAACTGCATGAAAATCAACCGTAAATAAACCCCTCGGCAACTACATAATTTTCCAAGTAATCAACGACTTAAAACAGAAAACTCCACTGAAACGAATTGTAAAGAACATGCTTAAACCCTAATGAACTATGACAAAGCTTTCTGAACAAAATACTTAATCATCTTCTCCGTCACG